CAAGAGTTAGGTATGGGACCTATCTGTTATAAGAAGTGGCAGAATGAGCAGAGCACCAAGCCATTGATTTAGGAGGGAATATGTCAGCAGAATTACCATTAGTTTGTCCATTTTGTGATGAGTTATCATATAGAAAAAAGGGCTATAGACAGATAGCTCTTCCTCATAAAATATACACTCCAAGAGTATGCGTTATGGGTCACGAATTTTATTCTGTTGAAGAGGTACCTGAGGATCAATCAGCTATTGTCAAAGAGTTAAGGGAGATAAAAAGGGATGCAGTTGAGTGGAAGAAACAACTTAGACATACTAAGGAATGATATACTCGATGCAATGGATGTAGTTTTAGGCAAGAAACAATGTTCAGTGGATGAGGATTTTCTTGACTTAATGAGAAAATTTAATTCCCGGAGAAAAACTTTCCGGATGCCTAGTTTTGTAAAAAGAGAGACTACTCCATTTACATATGAGCATAACAAAAGAGCCTCATTATTATTCAGTGGCGGCAGAATAAGTCTCGCTACTGCTTTGTGGCTAAAAGAAATGGGCAAAGATGTGGAGCTTGTATACATAGAGGATGAGAATAAAAAACAGGTAGAGTCTCTTATGAGTGAGTTAGGATTGCCTTGGGTAACATTAGCATCCAAAAGATATGATAATGAATTTTCTGCCATGTTGTTACTGCAAGATACATTGGAACATGCTGTAGAGAGTCATCATTCTCCTGTGCTGTATATAGGTTGTTTTGATAATGCGGCTATGTCAAATAATGTGAAGAAAGATTGGAGATATTGCCAAGAGTTTATCAATACATATGATACTTTGGTTAAGAAGTATGTTGATGGTGCTAAGGTGCTATGTTTGTTTCCAGATTACAGAGTTGTCAATGATGAATTATTAAAGCATCCAGAATATCAATATATTCAGTAAACATCAGTGCCAGGCTCATTTTTAATGTCAAATATTGTTTGTGTTTCTTCTATATAAATGAAAAATTGAAAGCTATCTCGTTTGAGGTAGCTTTTCTTTTTGAGAATATTCCTGTTGAAGTGTAGTTGTGCCTAATATACTATATGATTATAAACAATAAACAACACAATTTTGAAAGGAGATACTCAATGTATACAACAATCAATTTTAAAACAAAGAAGGCACTTAAGGAAGCGGTAGCAAATGGAGAAAAGATAACATACTATCAGCCAGGACCTTTTGGTGGAAATGAAACTCAGAACGGAACAATCTGTGTAGAGGGACCTCATTATCCAGAGCCACACAGATGGTATGCAGAATGTAAAGTAGAAAACGGCGTAATCATTTCAGTTAAGTGAGAGGAGAAAGAATATGAAACTTACCAGAGATAATGTAATGTTTAAAGATAGAAATGGTGAAGGCAGATATGGACAGATTGTTCGTTCATATGGAGCATATGAGGGAGGCGTAAGATACATTATTCAGGACGAAACTAATGGCAGAGATTATAGATGTGTCAGAAAGAATGGCACATATGTAGAGCTTGTTATTTGAGAGGAGAATCGAGATGGAAATGTTATTTAGTGAGAATGATTACAGGCAGTTGGAGAAAGGTGAGACTTACGAGGGCAAGTTCGTTATCATTAGCCCCGACTATTTCAAGCCTGAGTACAGAAGTGCAAAGTACCAGTTGTTTCATGCTGAGGGTGGTTTTGGATGTGATCCTAGCAAGATTGGTAATGCAGTATTTGGTAGAGATTTTGAGGAGATGTATAGACAGGAGAGATACAATATTCTTGGTGTAGCTACAGAAGAGGCAATACAGCAGTGGGAGAAAACCTACAACATGACTAGAGAGGATATCTTAAACGCTGGTAAAGATGGAGAATAACTTCCTGTTGAAGTGTGTTGTTGCCAATGATAATCTATAATCATAAACAATAACACACTTCAATTTTGAAAGGAGCTAACAATGAAAAGAGTGATTTATTTACCAGATGAGCTTAATGAAAATAAGCACATCCTCAAAGAAGTTTATAAAGGGCACGGTATCTACAGAAGATACACACCAAGTGGATATCCAGTACATCAAGAGTGGGCAATAGTGAGAGAAAGTGATGGTTTTACAATCGTTACAGAGTCCTATAATCATCTTGATTATGAAGATATGCTGGATGCTATTGACAGCTATAAAGAAACAGGCAAGTATCAATGGAGATGTTTACAGACACATAAGGGTAGAGAAGTAGGCTATTATAATGTGCATATAGGAGGGACTTTAAACCTATGAGCGATTTCCATGTTATGACAACAAAATCTGGAAGTACATTTACACCCCTTAATGATTATGACGTACTGGAAGAGATTTACGAAGATATGGGTCAGGACGTGCATGATTGGGTAGCAGAGAGAATATTGGAGATAAATGTAGAGGAGAATATTGCCCAACAGAAGTTTAATTCAGATTTCTCGGCTATGGAGCAAGAGAATGAAAACTGGCACACCTTTGTAGATGACCTTTCAGAAGAGATAGAACAGTTAAGGGAAAAGATTGAGGATAACAAGTTGACCAAAGCTAAGATATCTATTGAGTTGTGGAGAATCTATGAGAAGATGAGAAAGGAGCTTTAAAATGGATGAGTTAAAGTTAATGGCAGAAGTATTAGCAGGTACTGTAGAGGACAACATTTCAGCCCTCAGAAAACTTGATGTTGTTAAGCAGGAAAAAGAATATGTGCATAAGTTAGGAGAGATTTCAGCTTATGAGGATGTTCTGAATATGCTTATCTGGAGAATGGATAAAATTAGAGCGGATGTCGTGAAGAAAGGAGACAAGTAATATGTGGTGGTTGGTATTGGCTATTCTATTTTGTGCGTTTGTATTATGATATTTTCCTGTTGATTCAAATTAGCTCCAGCTGTATAGTATTATTAGAAACAACAAAAACACACAAGAGCTATGAAAGGAGCTAATTATGACAAAAGCAGAAAAGAAGGAATATGAGAACAAGAGACCTATCGCAGTGTTATGTGATAGTAACTGGGGTGGTGTGGAGATACTTGATATCATATCTGGCTTAGATTATTATGTGGTAGCTAGATACAACTACGGTGAGCCTGGAAATCTACATCGTGTAAAGGTACACTTCGGAGAAAATGTAGAATCATTCAGAATTGGAAATAGAACATTCGACCTGAATGATTTTTTGAGAGTGTGAGGTGAGACCATGACAGAGTATATTATTGTTGGAGATACAAAGGAATACAAAAATTGTTTAGTGAACACTTGTGGTACAAAAAGAGAGACCGCTGAAAGGAGATTAGCTGAGATATTAGCTAATCCCACAGCAGATGAGATTTTGGCAAAGCATACTAATTTTAGGATAGAGACAGTTGAAGAAAAAGACCAGTGGTGGAACGATCCGTTTCTAGCAAATTGAAAGGAGATAAAAGATGACAGAGAATCAGGAGAAAGTATGTTGTATTTGTGGTATGAAGTTTACAGGATGGGGTAATAATCCCTATCCTGTAGTTGAAGATGCAGATGCTAGGTGCTGTGATGCTTGTAATAAGGAAAAGGTATTGCCTGCAAGACTAGCACAAATGTTCAGCAGTAAGGAGGGCAACTAATGAACAGTATTAAGAGTGATGTAGGACAGAGACAGAAGGCAGAATTGGAAAAGCTCGTAAAAGATGCGGGTTACGAGAATATTAGGCAGTTCTGTAAAGATTTAGGCATAGACCAGTCTAATCTATATTCTAATCTTGATGGTACATGGGGAATGTCCATGAAGAGAATGTTTAAGGTAGCTAATCTTTTAGGAGCACCTATCTTACAGATAATTGGCATATTCTATCCCAATGAGTTAGCGGAAAATCAAAAACTGTTTTAAGTTCCTGTTGTAGCAGTATTACCTGTGTGTTATAGTATTATTAGAAACAATAAAACACACTAAATGAAAGTGAGGACAAAGAAATGAAAGCAACAAAGGAAGAAATTAAAAAGTGGTTAGATACTCAGATTGGAGTAAAGAATGTTCAGGCTCAGAGATTGACGCTCACCGAAGCACCCGACATATTTAATGAGAACAAGCTCGTTCCTGATTTAGTTTTACACAATTTCTCATCCTGTGATTATATTCATCTTGGGAATATGGCTCTTAGATTTGTGTCGAAAGTAATGGAACTTCCTGTAACAGTAACAGATAAGTTTAAGGATGATCCTGAGTGCAGATACGAGCTGGAGTTCACATATAATGGTGTAAGATTTATAGCTCTGGAGTCAGAGACTAATTATGAGAAGAATGGAGAGCTGGCATAAGCCAGCTCTTTTTGTAAGAGGTGATAATATGAGGAAGTTTATGACTGCCTGTATAGATGAAAAGACTGGTTACACCATGGTGTTATCAGAAGTCAGTTTTAATCAGGCTATGGATTGGCTACAGAAAGAAGCTGAGAAATATGGCAAAGAGGTATACAGACATGAAGTAGATTTGAATGGACTTAATCATATCTGGGCAGGACATTTTAATGAGCAGACTATGGATTACGACCATACCGTAAAGTTTTACTATGATGAATCAAGAGGATATTTAATGGAGGGATAATGATTGTAAGCACTGGGAATATAAAAGTTCCTAGTGCTTTTTCTTTGTACCTGTGTTACTATATTATTAGAAACAATAAAACAGATATAGAGTAAGCACTTGGGATGCTGAGTATACTCCGTCAAAAGTGCTGAAAATATCAACACACAGAAGGAGAGAAGATATGATACAAATGGATGGATTTTACACAAGTAAACACAATGGAGTAGTGATTGAGAAGTTTGAGGATGAGTTGGCAACACATCCACTTGATGACAAATATGCCAAAGATATTGTAGCTACCAACAATGCAAATATTCAGGCATACTCAGATGAGTTTGCAGGGCAGGTAGGAGATACAGAACATATTGATTTTGGTGATTGGATTAAGTACAACACAGGTCTGATGCCATATATCAAAAGAGCCGCTGATACAGTACATTGGCTACATGCTAATGGATATACTGAATATAAGGTGAATATGCAGTCTGGGATGATAAAATAATACGCCTGGATTCAATTATAATTAAAGGAATGATAAATTGTTCAATATGAAAGGAGAGAACAAAAATGGCAACAATAGTAAAGATGGGAACAAAGAAAGCAGAGGAACTTATCCACGATTTTACACACAAGTATTATAAAGGAGAAACTCTTTATGAGGTTTATGGCAGATGTTCCAGCGCAAAGATAAACTCATGGGAGAAAATCAAGAGAACCTGTGATGAGTTGAATGGATGGAATCTCCATATTACAGGAGCATCCAGTCATCAGTATTCTTGTATCTATGCCTTTGAACATGTTGATGAGGAAACAGGAGAAGTGTTTATCGTGTTGAGAAAGGAAACATCCTGTAACACATATGACCTGTATATGACTATTGAAGAGTATGAAAGGAGTACACCAAATGAGCTGGTATAGTGATGGCGAAGAAGTGAGCAGATGGTATCTTGAGCGCACAGGAGATGGAGATGATTACCCAGATGATGATTTGATTCCTGATGAGAGGTCTGAGGAAGATATCATAGCGGAAAACTTATATTTGTTATAAAGAGTTGGGGCTACAGGAATGTCAAAGTTCCTGTAGCTATTCTTATGCACCTAGTGTATCATATAATTAGAAACAATAAAACAACACAAGAAAGAGAGATGTGACCATGAAAACTATATTAGTAGCCAAGAGAGATGTTAAAGGATTTTGCCTGACAGATGTAGATGGATATGAGACTATCTTTAATCTGAAAGAGGGCAGTACAATCGAAGTCTACGGTGTAAAAGATTTTGAGCCTTATGATGAGAATGACCATGAGCTGTATGTAGACCTCAACCCATGTGAGACAGTGATAGTTGATGACCGTGATTTTGATGTAGTAAAGGAGTGATAACATGAAGAAGGAAGTAAGAAAAGTTAATGGTAAGTATCAGTTCTTATTAGGAAAGAAAGATAGCGAGACATACTGGTTACAGAAAGCATCATTTGACTGTGATTGGTATTGGGGTCTTGGATATGTAGAGGGCTATAGAGGTCATGGTAGTTCAGATAAGAGTTGGAGAAGTCATCAGCACTTTGATGGGCTATTTTTAATACCTGCTAATGCGAAGTTTGTAGATGGATTCAAGGAGTTCTTTGATGAGACCCCATTTACAGATGATGAGATATGGCAGATATTGGAACTCATGCAGTCAGCATACACATGCCGTAAGTATTCAGACATGATACATATAGGTGGATCCAACATAACAAGTAAAGTTAGGGTTGACCTTATACAGAGTGATATAGAGTATGGCAGACTGAATAATGCAGTGATACCTTCAATACTCAATGAGGTTTATAAGCTAATGATGGATGATAACACAAGCACGGACGCTTTACATGAACTTGGAATATACACAAAATGGGGCGATGAGGAGGATTAAAAAGATGACAAGACAGAGAATGGTAGATTTATATTCACAATACTATGGCACAACAAAGAGAGAGGCGAGAGAAAGAGTAGGGTTAATCCTTAAGAATCTCACACCAGAGAAAGCAACAAGATATTTTAAGGCTGTAGAGGATGCGTTACATCAGGAAGCCTACAGTTCATTCTATGCAGACTGAGAGGAGAACATATGAGCTTAGATTATCGTAGGTATGTAAATGATGGGGCGTATGAGAGAATAAGGGAGCTTTGTAAAAAGAGGAACTATAAATGTATAGGATGCCGATATAGTTATAGATACATAGTAAAGAAGGATGACCCATTATTCAGTAATATCCCATGTTGTATCTTTGGGGATATGCCAAAAGATTGGGCGGAATAAGGTATCCAGGTAAAAAAGACATCTACCTATATATAAAATACCATATAATAGACAATAAACAGACAAGTAGGGATAGAGTAAAATCTATCCCTTAAATCATGCTCTCCTGTAGTATCTATCAGCTAAATAAAAACCAGGGCGGTGAAAGAGACCAATATATTTAATATCCTAATATATATCACATAATAAAGAAATATACTCCTATACCATTTTAGATGAAATTATACCCTATCCAATTTTTAGAATCTAGTAACCATGCACCATTCCCTTTTTTGTTAGTCCCAAATTATTTACCTTTTCTAGTACAGCCAGGCGCCTGGAACAAACCTGCAAGTTTCCTTGCAAATTTACTGGCCCAACTTGCAAAGCTAGTGGCCATGCGACTTCCCGGACTTGCAACCAGTAGCTCCGAGCACATTTTAGAGGCCTTAGGCCCATTATGCCAGGATTCCTTTGTGCAACTTGCACACCTGGATTCCCATTCTTAGTGGCCATGCGTGTTTCAGCTCTCTTGGCCCGGGTATCCAGGCAGGTAAATATGGGTCAAAGTGTCGTTTTGACCCCTAGTAAAACATCCTGATTTTTTGCCGTTTTCCATAACGTTCGTCAAATTGCACAAAAGAGGCCTGAGGCCCTATTTTGCAAGTCAACTTGCAAAGTGTGGATCATTCTGCAAGTTGAAGGCCTAGGGCCCTGCAAGCAGACTTGCAAAAAGAGAAGGGCGGATCTGGAGAAAAAACTCCTATTGATACTTATATAGATATACTATAATATAATTATTGTAAACGATAACTATATATTAAAAAGAAAGCGAGAATAATATTATGAACAACACAATCATGTCAACAGAATTTATATCAGCATTAGAAAAAGAAATAGAAAGAACTGCTAATATAATAAGAAACATTAAAACAGTAGATAGAAAGAATTTTGAGCTAGATGATTATAAAAGATATGCAACTACATTAACACAGTTACTTGATAACTACTCAATTACAGAATAAAAGAAAGTGAGAACAATATTATGAGAATTGAATTTATTAAAGTAATTGATAAAGTTTGTAAGATGCACAATATCGCCCTTCGTCTTTCTGACATCGTAACATGTAAGACTTTTGTAGATGACAGTTATGATATATTAGAGTCTGCAATAGTACATTGTAAGAATGACTGCGGAATGTTTGAGTTTAATATCAGAGTAGATATGTTCGCCGATAGTTTTGAAGTGAGTGTATCAGAAGTAGAGGGCAGTCCATATAGCTGTGATAACTTTATGGTGATCCTAGATAGAAACTATAATCTTATAGCTAACTAATAAGATAGGGCAGATTTCAGTCTGCCCTTCTTTCTTAGTGTTCTTTAGAGGCCTTAGGCCATTTATTTCCCCGGATTCACTCTCAAGAAGTTAGGCCATTAGGGCCCATTCACTCAGGACCATTAGTTTTATGGGCCTGTACACAGGTGTGGGCAGAGAAGGGAGAATAGCAGAGCTGAATACTTTAGCGTACTAAAGTTGATTATGTAAAAATACTATTATATAGAAGAAACACAAAAAACATCAATTTTGTAGTAAATTTAATCACTTTAAAAACTTTGCAAAAAACTATTGCAATATTATTAGAAATGACTATAATAATAATTGTAAACAACAAAAACACACAAGTGCTCACTTACTAAAGTGTGAGAGAAAGAAGAAAAAATGAAGAACACAAAGACAAGTACAACAAAGACAAACACAAAAACAGAAACAAAGAAAGTAACTGTTGAAAAAGTGAATATCGAAAAAGAGAACGCAATTGTTTTAGATTTTATCAATTCACTTAAAACTGATATTTTCGCAGTCGTAAAAACAGACAAGCAAGCGAGAGAGATTTTACAGATACAGTTTGTAGAAAATGCGAACGTGTCACAGCGTGCTGAGATATGGATTAAAAAGCAACGCAATTATGCTGATATGTATATTGGAAGAAGTACAACGCTTTTTGCAAGTGCTGAAAAACTAGCATATAAAGATGCACTACAGCATAAAATGAGTAAAAATGAGATAATGCTTACTTTCAATAGCATAGATGAGATAAAAGCACTGTTCAATAGTGTATACGCTACAAAAACAACTACAAAGAAGAACACTAAAAAGAAAGAAAGTGAGAGTATTGCATAAATGATAGCTATTATACTGTTAGTCGTTTTTGTAATAACACTATATAAAATTTTAAAATAATCAAAAAAGCGTACACTAAATTAAATTGTGTGCGCTTTTTTGTTGCTTTTTCGTTTACGATTTTTCGATAACGAAATATCGACAATACGTTACCACCCCCTACCCAAACACACGTTCGTATGCGTGAGTGTGTGCATCTGCAGGCTGTCTGGAACGTGGAGGCGGTTTTATAAAGACAGAGGTCGCTTGTTAAATTGTCTGGAACGCGGAGGTGATTTACTAAGTACCGAGTCCTCTACGGAACACGGAGGCTGTTTTCTAAATACCGAGGTCTCTTGTGGAAATACCGAGGTCTCTTGCGACACATGGATTTTTTCGGCTGGTGGGCACTAAAGACCGAACCAACACTTGCTAAGGTTGATATTTTAGTGTTATAGTATGTTTACAAGGAGAGTGGTTGAATTATGGCTAAAACACCGATTACGATTGCACGAACAATCGCCAACGCTATGAATATTCAGTATAAAACTCACTTGGTAATCAATACTTCTCAGTTTTATGGCGGTGAAGGTAAACTTGTCAGAATGTATGTGGTGAAGGATAGCTATTACCACCAGGGTCAATATGTTGATAGGGAGCTCTTTAAGACCGCTAGTGGGGTGTATTGTTGTCTGTTCATGCGGGATATGCTTTATGCGTTTCAAGGTACAGATGGCGGCGAAGAGACTAATGAAGGCTATCTCAATGTTTTAGATAAGAGAAATGGACTTGCTAGTATTGCTTGGATGAAGGAGGCGTATCTCGATGAACCTGGAAATGGAGAATAAGATTTTTTCAGTTGATGTCGGTCAGGCGGATGTTTATATCAGTAATATTCAGTATGACCGGCCGTTTTTCTTTGAGAGTACACAAAAACGGATGATGAAGCCACACAGTCTTAAATTTATTACCTACAAGACTTGGCAGGGAGAGTTCTTTCAGTTTTCTCTTGATAAGTACCACGGACATGACTGTCTGTTGATTACCTCAACTCTTGGTGATTGTGCATTTTTTCCTAGAAAGTATCTTGGGCTAAAAAAGGCTAAAGAACGGGCACGGATAGCGAGTGAAAATAAGCACCCGATAGAAGGTTCTTTTAGCGGCTACTTTACCTACGGGAAAAAGCTACTAGAGCAGTACAACCTACTAGAAAAACATCTTGACGAACAGAGGATTTATTTTTCGGACGTGGTTCTTACTTCTATATTTAATGAGTTACAAAGGAGGGCTAGATATGAATGAGTCACAAGTACCCGATATTGCTAGTGAAAATTTACAGGAAGAGATTTTGACAACAACGCTTACCACACACAATGGGCAACGACTTTCTCCTAAGGAAGATAGATTTATCAGCTTATACATCAAGTATGCGGATCCCATGCAGGCTGCACAGGAGGCTGGGTATACTGTCAGAGCTGAGAGAAAGAACAAAGAACTACAGTACACAAGAATAGGCAAGAAATTGCTTAGTAAAGACTACATCAAAGACGAGATTGTGCATAGGTCAGAGATGATGAGGACAAAGGATATTGCCGATGCCACAGAGGTAATGGTTTATCTATCTAAAGTAATGCGTGGAGAGATAAAAGACCAATTTGGACTTGATGCTCCACTTTCAGAAAGAACTGCCGCGGCTAAAGAGCTTAATCGTAGGTTCACTGAGCTTGAAAAAGCAACTGATAGCGGGATGGGCAAAGAGGTTCATCTTGTACTTAGGAGGGAATAAATGGGCAGACGCAAAAATAACGACAACGAGATAGTTCTGGATGTTAATGACGCCATTGCCCCTATATATTTCCCTATAATGGATGATGTTTTAGACCACAAACATGTTCATTATGTCTGTAAAGGCGGAAGAGGAAGTCTGAAATCATCTTTTATCTCTGAAATGATTCCTCTTATTATGATAGAGCATCCTAATGTTCACGCTGTTGTATTTAGAAAGATAGGTAATACTATCAAAAACTCAGTCTGGGCTCAGGTAGTTTGGGGTATAGAGAAATGGGGCTTAGAGAGGTATTTTCAGATACCTAAAACTATTGCTAATCCCATTGTCTATAAGCCTACAGGACAGCAGATTATCTTTATGGGACTAGACGATCCCAATAAGGTCAAGTCAGTAAAGTTGCCTTTTGGGTATATTGGCATTACATGGTTCGAGGAGCTTGACCAGTACTCCGGTGAGAAAGAAATCCGTAAAGTCTTACAGTCAACTATGCGTGGTGGCACACTGTTTTGGGATTTTCGTTCTTTCAACCCACCTATATCTAATCTTAACTGGGCTAATCAGTATGCCGCTGACGCTTTAAGCAGAGTAAACACACTGGTAATGTCGAGTGACTATACACAGGTGCCATCTGAGTGGCTCGGACAAGCATTTATTGATGAAGCGGAAGACCTGAGAGACACTAATCCTAGAGCTTATGAGCATGAGTATTTAGGAAAACCTGTTGGCACAGGTGGAAATGTCTTTGAGAACGTAGAGCCTATGTTTATGAATGACGCCTTTGTAGAATCTATTGAAAGAGTCAGTAGAGGTGTTGACTTTGGTTGGTATCCTGACCCATTTCATTATGCAGGATGTTATGTGGACATCAGTAGAAGAAATCTCTACATTTTCCAAGAGTTTAGGGTGAATAAAATGTCTAACAAACAGACGTTCGATAAACTCTACAATGAGCTTAAATACTGTCATCCAGACGATATCGTTATAATGGATAGTGCTGAGCCTAAATCAATATCAGATTTTAAGAGTTATGGCGGATATGGATGTAGACCTGTAAAGAAAGAAGCTGACAGTATCAATTACTCAATGAAGTGGTTACAATCATTAAACCACATATACATAGACCCTAAAAGATGTCCTGCTACTTATAAAGAGTTTATAGAGTATGAGTATGAACGAGATAAGGAAGATGAGGTAGTGAGCGGGTATCCTGATAAAGATAACCACGCTATTGATGCTGTCAGATATGCTACTTCTCATTATTGGCGTAGAAGAGGTCAGTAATTTATTGAATGAGCGGCAAGTGAATGATATACTACATATAAAGAAGGTCATTTGTAGAGGAGAATAACAATGAGCTTATGGGATAAATTGAAAGGAGCAATAAATCATATGTTAGGGCGAGATGTTATTGAAAAAGTGCTATCTGTTAAGCCTGCCATGTCATCTGAGATGATAAATAAGATTCAGCTCTGGTCTGAGATGTATGAAGGCAGATCCCCTTGGTTAAAAGAGCCAAATGTTGCTGATGGGCAGTTTGAAAGAGTAGTATCTTTAGGATTGCCTTCAATGATAGCTAGTGAAAAGGCTAGAATGGCTACACTTGAAATGGAGAGTGAGATAACACCTCCTATGAAAGATGTAGAGAAGGTTAATCCTGATTATGAGCCTCCGTCAGTAGATGCACAGACAGGCGAAGTCAGTATGGGCAGAGACTCTATGATGATTACAGAGCCTGAGCCTGATGGTCCTGTTGAAAGAGCTGTATTTATGAATAAGCATTATCAGAGGATGCTCAAACATATTCGTAGACAGGTTGAATATGGTATAGCAAAAGGTGGTCTTGTAATCAAACCTTATCCTATCATCTATGATGATGGTAGTACAGAGGTTGTTGACGAAACTAAAGAAGATACAGAGAGGTTATCGGCTGAAAAGCCTCTTGATAAATACAGCTTTGGATTTGACTTCATTCAAGCTGATAGATTCTATCCTCTAACATTTAATAGCAATGGAGATTTGACAGAGACTGCATTTATCGCCACACATACTGAGGGCAATAAGATTTATACTCGACTTGAACACCATCTACTTGAAGGCCATGTGCTTACAGTACACAATTATGCGTTTGTTAAAACAGATGTTGATGGCTCATTGAGAGGCATAATTAAGAACGCAAACGACTTGGGTAAACCTTGCGCATTATCAGAGGTTGCAGAATGGGCTAATCTTGAAGAGGAAGTGAAGATTAAAGATGTAGATAGATTGCTCTTTGGATATTTCAAAATGCCTGATGCAAACACTATTGACCCATATTCTCCTCTGGGCGTATCAGCTTATAGTAGAGTTGTTTCACTTATTAAGGACGCAGATGAGCAGTATTCAAGAATGTTGTGGGAGTTTGAGGGCGGAGAACTCGCTATTGATGTTGATAGGGATGCCATGAAGATTAACGAATATCAGAATGGACATCAGACAGTTATGCCTGTAAAGCAGGAGAGATTGTTTAGAAAAGTCGATTTGAATAGTGAGGAAACATATGAAGTCTTTGCTCCTCAGCTTAGAGATGAGTCACTTGCTCATGGACTTAATCTCATTCTTACAAGAATAGAGGACGCAGTAGGATTTAGCCGAGGAACACTTTCAGAAGATACAGATGTAGCTATTAAGACTGCCACAGAGCTTAAAATCAATAAGCAGAGAAGCTACGCAACAAATAGAGATATCCAGTTAGCTCTGGAAGACGCCTTAAGAGATACAGTTTACGCAATGGATGTATACTGCAAACTATATCATATGACACCTCCTGGCGAATATCAGATGTCATTTGAATGGGATGATAGTATCATTGTAGATACTGAGGCAGAGCTTGAAAAGAGAATGTCCATGATAAACGCAGGTATTACATCTAAGTTAGAGACTAGAATGTGGTACTTCGGCGAGACAGAGAATCAAGCTAAAGCCGCATTGCAGAAAGTAGAAGATGAGAAGAAGCAGAGCATGGAGACAAATATTCAGGCTCAAGCACAGCTCGGTGATGTAGCTCAAGGCAAAGATTTCTCAGGTGATAATAATAACCCTGAGGCTAAAGCTAAACAAGATGCTTTTAATAAAGCAGAACAAACTGCCGCAAGTAAAGTAAAAACGGCCAATAAATAGTTTACACTTACGAAAATATGTTCTATAATGAATATGGGTAAGGTGTTGACTTAGTCATCATTTAACCCCTCCTACTGCCCGGAGGGGCCATGAGCTGCCTCTGGGCGATTGGGTAATAATCTCGATATGAGTTTATTATAAAATAAGTCTTGTGGTCAGACATTTAAACGGCCATACATCCCAACGCAGAAAGTGACTGCGGCTTTATAAGTAAAACTGATAGAAGGATGTGAAAGGAGAATCTATGCTACTAAAGGACATTTTCGACAAGGCGACATCAGAAAATGGCGCTCTTACCTTGGAGGAGTTTGAGCGTATTGCCAAAGAACAGAAGGCAAAGTTTGCAGACCTGTCAGAAGGCAGATATGTAGACAAACAGAAGTATGAAGATGACCTTGCCAAGAAAGACACAGAAATTGCAACCTTGAATGACACAATCACTACCAGAAATGCTGATTTAGACGCATTGAAAACTCAGCTCAAAGATGCTGGAAGTGATGCCGGGAAGTTAGAAGAACTTACAAACAGTCTAACCTCTCTCCAGGCTAAGTATGACGCTGACACCGCAGCCTTGAATACTAAGCTATCCGCACAGAAGTATGAGTTTGCTGTTAGAGATTTTGCAGGTAAGCAGAAATTCTCTAGTGAGGCCGCAAGAAGAGACTTCACAAGGTCAATGATAGAAAAGAATCTCCCTATGGAGGGAGACATGATTATGGGTGCAGAGGACTATATGAAAGCGTATGCTAAACAGAATGGTGACGCTTTTAAGAAAGCAGATCCCGCTCCCGCTACTCCTGACCCACAGTTTGTAGGGCCAACTGGTGGCTCTCCTAAAAAGGGTCAGAAAATGACTTTATCAGAGATGATGAAGGCTAAAAATGAAAATCCAGATTTTGTTGTAAGTTTTGACGATTGATAATTAGGAAAGGAGACTAATATTATGCCATTCTTTGACGCAAAACTCTTTAATGGTGAAGTATTCCAGAAGTATGTTGACAGAGTGCCTAACATGCACCTCAACACACTCATTAACTCAGGAGCAATCATCGGAAGACCAGAACTTGCTGGCGCTATGTCAGACCAGGTTGGTGGTAACTTCCTCACAACCCCTCTCAAGGGTCTCATTGGTGGAACTCCTCTCAACTACGATGGTGTTACAAACATCACAGCTACAAGCACACAGACCTACTCACACAGCAGAGTAGTTGTTGGTCGTGCTAAAGCATGGACAGAGAAGGACTTCTCATATGACATCACTGGTGGTGTTGACTTCATGCAGAATGTAGCCGAGCAGGTTGCTGAGTATTGGGATGAGCAGGACCAGGCACTTCTTATCAAGATTCTCGATGGTATCTTCGGTATGCAGGATGACGCTGGTGCTGAGTTCGTAGAGGAGCACACACATGATGTAACTGGTGTTACAAACAGTGAAGGCGTTCTTGGCTACATGGATGCTACAACTCTTAACACTGGTATGCAGAAAGCTATGGGAGACCATAAGCAGAAGTTCTCTCTTACACTTATGCACTCCGCAGTAGCTACACACCTTGAGAACCTCAAGGTACTTGTTTACCTTAAGTACAATGATGCAAACGGTATCGAGAGAGACCTTAACATCGGAACACTTAATGGTAGAACAGTCATCGTTGATGATGATATGCCTGTTATCACAGAGGGCTCTGGCACATCTGCTGTTAAGAAGTATGTTACATACATCTTCGGACAGGGTGCTGTTGAATACACAAACTGTGGTGCTAAGGTTCCTGCTGAAATGGCAAGAGATCCATATACTAACGGTGGTAATGATACTCTTATCACTCGTAACAGAAAGTGCTTTGCTCCTTACGGAATTTCCTTCAAGGGCATTGGCGATATCGCTACACTTTCTCCTACAGACGCAGAGCTGGCTGATGGAGATAACTGGGAAATCGTTAATACAGGCGGTAACTCAAAGATTTATCTTCCTCACAAGGCTATTCCTATCGCAAGAGTTATCTCTCTTGGCTGATAACTAGCCCATAACTATTTCACCCTCATAATCATAGAAAGGCGGTTGAGTCTATGTATCTATCGTATGACGAATATAAGGAGTATGGCGGAACATTAGATGAGACCGCCTTCAATGATTTAGAATTTGATGCTGAAAGTACAATCAACTGGTATACTTTTAACCGACTATTCAGACCAGAATGGGCATCAGTATTAGATTCAGAAGGCTTGAAAAGATGTATGTATCAGCTTATCCGTCTGAAACAGATGGAAAATGAGCTACTGGCATCAAGCACTGGTGGAGTAGGGGCAGGAATAGGCTGGAAGAAAGAAGCAGGTATTACTCAGGAATCAAACGATGGAGTATCTGTAAGCTATAACACTATGAGCAGTGGAGAGCTTATGGCATACTTTAATGGCAGTAAGACAAAAGAGGATTTAATCAAACAATACCTCGGAAGTATCGTCAATGATTTAGGTCGAAAGATTCTTTATCGGGGTATATATCCGGGAGAATAATATGATAGGTTACATCTTTAAAGCAGAGAACACAGTCACAAAAAAGACTTATATTGGTAAGTATCTCAGTGTAAGTTTTAACAAGAAGTATCTAGGAGATAATCCAGGCGTCCTTGCTGACGTTGAAAAGTACGGAGCAGACAAGTTTATAGTTAATATGCTAAAGGCTTGTGAAACAGTCAAGGATTGTGAAAATTCGTATAAAACAATTCTAAGTGAGTTTAACGCTGAAAATGACGAGAAATTTTATAATTTTGAGCCGAAGGACGCAGATGTACCTGAAGCTGAAAAACCTGTTAAGAAAAGAACGAGAAAGAAGAAGGTCGAAGAATGAACACCTACGCAAGCTGGTGGGATGATACCATCACACTCTATAACAAGTACATAGAGCCTGGTACAAACAAAGTTAAGTGGTATCGTCATGTAATCAAGGACTGTTTCTATAAACATGTGCTTGAGAAGATGACTGTTGGTAAAACTACGATTGATACCAACACCACCGTTTGCCGTATTCGTGTTTCTGATGACTTTATAGATAAAAAATCTTGGATGTCTTTAGATGACTCAGAAAGAGCCGAGAAGTTTACTCTCAGCGCAGGTGATATCATAGTTGCAGATGAGATAGATACTGAGGTAGATGAGTATGTACAAGGCAAAAGGTCATCTGATTTGATTAAAGCTAATCAAGAGTGGCCAGGATGCTTTACTATTGAGATAATCAATATCAATGTCGGTGGTGGAAGAGGAAACGAGCATTATCATGTACGAGGTGTTTAACTATGCCAAGTATAAGACTGAACATTGATGAGGCGACAATATTAAGAGGAGTAGAAAGAGCTATTGACGATAAGGTCAAAAAAGGTCTTTCTAAAGAAGTTAAGTTTGCCGCTGCCAACGATTATAAAGACACCATTGAAAGATATGTTCCATCTGGACCTAACTATAAAGGTCATACTGGTGGCGCATTGAGAAGAAATGCAAGAGTTGTTCCTGATGGAGATGATTTTGATGTCAGATATTCAGCAACTTCTCCTAAAGGATATGATTATGCCGCAGCCCAGTATAATGGTTCTGATTGGTGGAATAGGCACACACCTGATACATACAGTCATTGGAATAGACATATGACCAGGGCAGAAAGATTGGCTTACTATCAGAGAGTGGCAGATATGATAAAAGGAGGCATGAATGGATAAGAATCGAATAATTGTAGACTATCTATTACAGTGCCCTACAATACAAAAGAATCCTTTATTCTTTAATTTTGCCCAGATTGAAAGTGGAAACACCCACATTATTGCAGAACAGGACATTAAAAAGAAGCCCTATATTGACGGCAGTGTGCTTAAACAGTATACTTTTAGTATAGCCAGTTATTCGTCAGTTTCACATAACGCAGTAGTTAACGGTGAGACTATTGCAGATGAAAACATTGCTAATATGGCAAAAGTTCAGGAAATCCTAGATTGGATAAATGAACAAGCGGATAATGGAAATTATCCGAATTTTGGACCAAATTGTGTAGTCGATGAAATGACTACACTAACATCAGATCCTGATGTAGACGGAATTGATACTTCTGTAAATCCTCCAATAGCAAGGTACTCAATCGGTGTAAAAATTGTGTACCTAGACAATTCAAAAAAGATTGGTAATTGATTGAAAGGAGAACAATATGGCAGAGCAGTTTAATCTTAATCCTGGCCAGAGAGCCGAGAGAAAACTTCTCATCACGGTTGCTGAGTGGGCAGAAGGCACATCTACTGTTCGTGAGTTCCTTGGAACCAGAACAGAAGATTCTTCTATTGAGTACAACTCAGAGATTGAAACAACCACTGACATCAGAGGAAATAACTATACAGACCTTGAAAGAACTCAGCCTGAGCAGGCATTTGACGCTTCACCTATCATAGGTGGCGAAAAGCTCAAGGTTAAGCTGAATGATATCAGACGTAGAAACGCCATTTCAGAACTCGGTGGATTTACAATCTATATCATCACTGCGTTTGTAGGCGATTCTACAAACGGATATGCCGCTGAGAGACATGATGATTGCACAATCACATATGATTCAATCGGTGGCGATACAAAGATTAACTTCCCTTACACAGTACACTTTAGTAACAAGATTACTACAGGTACAGTTGATAAGCTGGCAGATGACTTTGTATTCACAGCAGATGCAACAGTTTGATTTTAAATAGGAGGGTAACAAATGGCTAAGTCAACATCAAAACTATTCAAAGAAGAGGAACCAAAAGAGATGCAGAAAGATGCTCTGAATCTTCCAGAAGAAAAGAAGATTCCAGAAGAGACTGTAGATGATATTCAGGACATCAATCTCTCTGCAATCAAGAAGAAGAGGTTCAGAATTAACGGAGACTCCAGCAAAATTCTTGAACTTAACACAAGTGATTTAGGTATATCTTCTCGACTCTCATCCGCTTATGAGAGACTTACAAAAAATATGGAAGAGGTTGGTGAAATTCTTTCAGGTCTTCCAGATGATGAGTCTGAACTTACAGATGAAAAAGAGGAGATTATACAGGAGAAACTTCAGGAAATTGATGCTAAAATGAAGAAAGAGATGGATTACATCTTTGATGCTCCTGTAAGTGAGATTTGTTGTGATGGTGGCTCAATGTACGATCCTTTTGAAGGAATGTTCAGATTTGAGCATATCATTGATGCGCTTACAAAACTTTATGAAACTAATCTCAATTCTGAGTTTAGCAAGATGAAGCGTAGGGTATCAGCAAAGACTTCCAAGTACACAAAGAAGTATCACAACTAAGAATAGAATAAGGAGCTCCGTGTATGTATGAATTACCTACGGAGATAATGATTAAAGACATCCCGTACCACATACGAGCAAATGGAGACTATCGTATGGTATTGGATGTCTTTTCTGTTTTAGAGGATACCGAGCTAGAACAGCAAGAACGTTTAATCTCCGCTTTAATTATATTTTATGATGGCATGGAAGAAATAGAAGATGTTTTAGCTATGCCTGATTTAGAAACTGCTATTAAGAAAATGTTTGAATTTTGTAATGGCGGTAGAGAGTATGAAGCACAAACTAAGAAATCCAGAAAACTCATTGATTGGGAGGATGATTCAGCACTAATTTGTTCAGCAATAAATCATGTGGCAGGTAAAGAAATAAGGTCAGAACCCTATATACATTGGTGGACATTTCTGTCATACTATATGTCAGTAGGGGAGTGTGTTTTATCTACTGTTGTAAGCATACGAGATAAAACCATGCGAGGTAAGAAATTAGAGAAGTGGGAGACAGAATATCGTAATGAAAACCCACAATACTTTAATTGGAGACATAAGACCATTGATGAGCTGGATGCTGAGGAGTGGCTAAAGAGTGTCTGGAATAAGGAGTAGCTTATGGATGAAGAAGTAAAAATCCCGATAAAACTAGCCGTTGATTCTAGTGACTTAGAGGAGTTAAAGCAGGAAGTAAGTAAAACATTTTCAGATATTCACCGCTACGAAAGTAAGCTAAGCGGCAAAGGTGATACCTTTAAACTCAAAGGTATTGCCGATATGGAGCAGACTTTAAACGGAACGATATCAAATATAGGTACAATGATTCAGGAGTTCAATAATTTGAGATTTGATACTCCTGTTAAAGCGTTGTCTGATGTGCAGTCTAAAATTGATGATACTAACAAGAGCATACAGGAAGAAAAGGCAAACATCAAAGACATAAATCAGCTTTTGGAAGAGTCAAGAAAATCGATTGACGCCGCATATAAAAGACGTTCAAGGGCGCTAACTGCTGAGAAAAAACTAGAGGATAGATACAAAGCACAGCAAAAAGCTATTGACCCATCTGAAAAAGGCTCAAAGTCTAAACTAAAAGATTTAGAGAAGGAATATAAAGCTCAAAAGGCAATCTATGATGACAGAATAAGCAAAGCTAACACTGTATTGGCTGCGGACAAGGCATCCAGAGCAACTGCCGTTAATGATTTACAGGTTGCAAAGAACAGATTGCAGAGTGATGAGGAGCATTTAGACAAACTCCGAGAAGAAGAAGCCGAATTAAAAAATATTGCTAGTTCAGAACAGCTCACCAATCAGTATCTTGCTGAGAAAAAAGCCCGTATGAAAGAAATAAATGCGGAATTAAAGAAACAGCAGGAAATGACCTATGCAGGATCTGGTCAGGCTAGAGAGAGTTTAGAAGCCGACCAGGCAAAGACTGGTGTCTCAAGTCGTACAAAGTATGAAGAGGCTGTATTTAAAGAGAAAGAAAAGGCGGCTAAAGAGGCCGCAAACGCCGCAGAAGAAGCCTCAAAACAAGAGCAGGCACAGATAAATGCAACAATACAGTCATATAATAAAGAAGCGGCCGCAGTAAAAAGGTCAGCATCTCAGTATTACTATAAATTAAGAGCTATTAAGATGCTAGGTTTTGTAGTAAATCAGGCATCTACAGCAGTTGATAACTTCGGAAAGAAAGCTGTATCATCGGCAACAAAAGCTCTTAATGCCTATTTAAAACTTATACCCGGTGTAAACGCTGTAAAGAAAGCCATATCTAGCGCGGCATCTGGGCATAATAAGCTGAACAAAGAAACAAAGAGTCTTACTAAATCTAATAATGGCCTTAATCTCTCATTTGGTCAACTCATCAAAAAGCTGTTGGCTTATGGTCTAGGTATAAGGTCTATCTATATGCTTTTTAGAAGATTGAGAAAAGCTATTAGTGAAGGCTTTGAGTCTATGGCTCAGCAGGTAGATGATGTTAATGAAAAGATGTCATCTATTGTTACATCTATGAATCAGATGAAAGCAGGTATAACTGCCGCAGTTCAGCCGTTATTATCTGTATTGGCTCCTGCACTTGAAAAAATAGCAGCAGTTGTAGCTGAGATAGCATATCAGGTAGCATCATTTATCGCCGCCCTTACTGGTCAATCTCTTGTCTATAAAGCCGCAAGAGTTCAGATGGATTATGCCGCATCACTTGATAAGACAGGAAAGAGCGCAAAGAAAGCTAAAAAGGAACTTGCTGGCTTTGATGAGTTAAATGTTCTTCACACAAAAGATGATAGTGGTGGTGGAGACTTAGGTGGAATGGCTTGGGATCCTGTTGAACTGTCTCAGAAAGCCAAAGATTTTGCTGATAAAGTAAAAGAGATATTCAGAAAACTTTTTGACCCGTTAAAGAAAGCATGGGATAAAGTTGGTGCTTATGTAATCAAGTCATGGAAAGATGGACTGCTTGAAGTAAAAGCTCTTGGTGCATCTGTTGCCAGAGATTTTTGGAAAGTGTGGGAAGAATCAGCAACCCAAAAGATATTTGAAAATATCCTATTTGTAATAGCTGATATGGGTCAGATTGTAGGTAATCTTGCTAGAAATCTGAGAAAAGCATGGGATACAGCAAGAAATGGATATAGAATCTTTGCATCTATTAGAGATATTGTACTTATTTTATCTCAGGGTCTTAGAGATGCCGCTGACTATACAGTAGAGTGGTCAAGACATCTTGATTTTGTGCCTGCTATGACACATCTTGCAGATGCTATGCAGAGTAAGCTGGTTCCTGCAGTACAGAAAGTCGTTGATTTATTTGTGATTCTGTATGAGCAGGTAGCATTAAAACTCACCAAGGACTTTATTGAGAAAGCTCTTCCTAAAATGGAGACTATTCTCGGTAAAGTAGCCGAGGCAATAGGAAATATTGCTGAGAATGTTAGAATAGCATTTCAGAGTGGAAGTAATGGTCTTGGCATAATCAATAATTTTGAGAATCTTATAGGCATAATCGGAGATACAATCGCTGAGTGCGCTAGAAACACAGCAGAGTGGGCAAAAGAGCTTAATTTTAAGCCACTTTTATCTTCTATAAAGAATATGCTAAAAGAGATTGAGCCACTTATTTCAGCGATTTCTGGCGCAGTTGGAGACTTGTGGAACAATACTCTGTTGCCTTTCTATAAGTTCTTGATTGAAAAAGGATTCCCTAAGCTCAATGATGCACTTGCAGAGATAGGTGGAGGCGATTGGACTAATTTCAGCAATACAATGACTAGCCTTTCACAGGCTCTTGAATCATTCTTTGAACTTGCCTGGGATGTTCTTGTAGAAATTATCAAAGACTTAGGTCTTGCGTTTAAAGATTTTGCTAACTCTGATACATTTGCAAGTATTGTTCAAGGATTTAAAGATTGGGTGGATAAGGCAGACCCAGAAAAATTGGCAAATAAATTAGAAAGACTTATAGTAGAGTTTGTAGCCCTAAAAGGAGTACTACATCTTTTAGCTAAAGTCATCATGCCAGTTATTACTGGATTTATGACAATACAGAATGTATTTATGCAAGGTGCAATGACTAAGAAAGTCAATGAAATAGCTCAGAGTGTAGCTAAACTTAACGGTGAAGCAGTAAACACATCTAATGGCGGAATATTTGGATTAGTAGATAAATTTAAAGGACTTCTTGCTAATCTTGATACAGTAAATCCTAAACTCTTAACCATTACAAATACAATAGCTGGAATAGGTGCTGTTGTAGGCGGTGCAATTTTAGCAATCACTAATTTCTCAGATATGATGGTAAATGGATTTAGCGCAGGCAATGAAGCCGCTATGTTACTTGGAATAGCTATTACAGCAATAGGAGCAATTCTGTTAGGTGCGCCTGCTCTTGTAGCTGGTGTAGTTGCGGCAATAGTGGCTATAGTAGCAAACTTTGTAATAGCTATTCAGACTATGCCTGAAGAATTTGCTAAGAAGGTCAATGAATTTGGTGATGCAATAGGTAAGATTCCTGAGAAGTTCGAGGCGTTCTTTAGCTTGGTACTTGATAAAGTCAAAGACTTTGGACATAATCTTGGCGTAAAGTTTGGAGAAGTTATCGCCAATGCTCCTGCAAAATTTGAGGAGTGGAAAAACAAGCTAAAAGTATTTATCGCCAATGTTGACTGGATGGAATTGGGTATAAACATACTTAAAGGCATACTTTACATTTTCTCATTACCTGCAAGATTGATGGTATTTATAGTAGAGGCAGTAGGAAACTTTGTAAAGTCATTTATAGATGGATTCAAGCAGGGAATGGGCATCTCATCTCCTTCTAAAGTAATGGAGCCATATGGTCAGTATGTATTACAAGGCATATTACAAGGCATCACAAATGCAATAAGTCTTGTGAGCAGTACAGTTAATAGGGTTGTAAATTCTATTAAGTCCTATTTCAGTTCCGGTCTTTCTGCATCAACACTTGTAAATACTGGTTACAATCTTCTTGTAGGCTTGATAAATGGTATCATTGATGGATTTAACAGAGCTTATCAGAGAGTAAGAGAAGGTTGTACAAACATTGTTAATATTGCCCGTAGTATATTTGATATAGGTTCACCTTCAAAAGTATTTAAAGAGATTGGTGGATACTTAATGGAAGGTATGACAATCGGTATTGATGATGAAGCTAAGGAAACAGATGCGGCTATGACAGATGCTATGGACAATCTAATTCCTGAGCCAGATGTTAATAATGATTTTGGTCAGACATTCTTAGACAAGCTCACAACAATCAAACAGGACGCAATCGAAATTGTTAATAGCATGGCAGAAGAAATGCAGACATCAATGGCTGGACTGAGTAATATCTTCAACTTTGACTTAACAAGTCAGATGAATAAACTTAGCGCAGTTAAGATTCCTAGTATTGCTCAAGGACAGGTATTACCTGCTACAGCAAGTTTTGTATCTGGTGGCACTCAGTCAGAACAAGATTATTCATCATTAGCCAACGCATTATCAAGTGCAATCGTTGATGCAATCACCACAACAAGTTATAATAGAAATGACAGTGGAGATACTGTAATTCAGATTGACGGCAGAGAAGTATTCAGAGCCGTAAAGACACAGAACCAGTTATATCGCAAGTCAACTGGCAGAAGTGCATTTGAGGGATAAGATATGGCATTCGAAGGATATTTAGTAAAAATAGGATTCAATGATGTATTCTTTAATAATTTTATAGTCTTTAAAAGCTATAAGGTATCAAAGAAAATCATTGATATTGACAGTTACCGAGATGCCAACGGTAAACTCCATAGGCAAGCACTGGAACATCTCTCTTATGTCGTAGAATTTGATTTACGACCTCTAAGAGAGTCGGTGCATGCCGAAATAATGGAGGCAATAGAAAATAGCTTTACTGTTGAGGCAGAAAGAAAGTTATCATTAACTTTCTGGTTACCTGAGACACATGAGTATATCACAGCAGATTGTTATATGCCCGATCCAGATATTACAGTAACTGGAATGTATAATAATGACCTGTTGTATGATACTACACATCTTAAATTTATAGGATATTGATTATGCTGAATATAACGGATGAGTTAAAAACTGTATTTTTGACAGACTCTACTCCTAAAGAGTTGACTGTTGAACACGGCACACCTGATAAAGATAGAAACTATTATAGTTGTTGGCCAACATTTATACACACATACAGTTCAATAAGTCCTGGTAATGGACGTACTGTTTATATGTTAGATAAAGATGGCCAAGACACCAGTGAACTTCAGGAATGTGCTGACATGACGATTATGCACAATTTTGGCTATATGTGCGTTTCATTTTTGGCTTATATTAGTAATTTTAGTGGCACAGTAAATAATGTAGAGTTTAGTTTTGCTTTATATAACGGACAAGGTGGTGGTGGTAGTTTTAAACAAAAAGTCGCTATTTCAGACATAACTACTGCTCAAACACAAATTACTATGTATTTGCCTACAGCGCAATATGTTGCTGACGGAGGTATTGGATTCCAAATTCCTATTGATGAGACTGGAGTATTTTCATATGGTGATGTATCTTTTTCAAATATGATGGTAACATATGACGATGATTCATCTGTATTTCCTAAACCTTATGTTCCTTATTCTGAGGCATCTGATTATTTTAAACTTTCTAACGACCAAATACTCTCAGAATCGTTCAGTCTTAATGAAAGTCTGTGCTCAGAAGAAAACATTAAATTTGGTCTATGTGAAGCAGCCTATTGTCAGTTTACAGTAACAGACGATTATCACGATTTTAGAGAGCTAGAAATTAAGCCATACATAGGATTAAATAAAAGTACCAAGTATTTTACTCATATTGTTATGAAACGACCTAATTTATACGATCCATATGGTTCAAGTGAATATTTACCTCATCCTGGTAACACACTAACACTAACATGGAGTAATGCCGCTTTATCTAATCCTCATTATCCTGCGACACAATTAAGATTTACGCTTAGTGTATCGGCAGGCCTATATTATAGGGATTTATATAAATTTGTAAAAATTACTTATGAGTTTAAGATAACAAATGTATCTTTTGCTGATGTTACTCCTGCTAAAATTTTATTCTTTCCTAATGTTAGACTTTATAAATCAAATGTATCGGAAACACAGAGATTCTATCAGAGGTGGAATGATGCCCAATTTTCTGCTGAGCACAATTATGTTTGTTCTTTCTCTGAGGCTCAAACCGACTTTGTTAAGGTAAGTTATGTTGTGCCTGTAAACTTTGTTAAATACTTTGCTCAATTTGGTGATGAATATGTGGAAGAATATGTTAATGCCGGAGCAACAACACTAGATACTCCATTTCATCCATATCAGCAATTTTTAGATTCTAACGGTAATTATTTTACAGACAGCTCACAGAGAATAGGATATACTGCTGAATTTAAAAATGTGCAAATTAACTTTGTAGACAGTGAAGATGAAGAAGTGCCTGAATATGATGTTGCTGATTGTATTGAGTATAATGGCACATCACTTCAAGCATATGTAAATTCATACGATGCCGATATTCCTCTTGGAGTATTTACTGTTACAAGTATTAAAAAGAATTATACAAATGACATACTTAAACAGGAAATAACTGCATATGATAAATTAACCTTATTAGAACAGAATGCCGCAGATTGGTATACTCAGTATATGTTCGGTATGGATAGTGATACAGCAAAAAGTACCTCTGGTCTAGAGTATGCCAGACAAATTTTCAGCACCTACTTTAATTATGTGCTAAGTTTAGGATTGGATAGTAAAAATAATTACACTGAAACGGTTGTTAGTCATAACGAGTATTTACATGCCAATTATATACCAATAACCTCAGATATTTCAGTATCTTGGACTGATTCATTAACCGCAAGAGCTGGTAATATTAAATACACAAAGTATACGGTATCATCAATCAATCCAAGCAAGTTATATGTAGTCAACATCAATTTGCTAAAAGATATGGAGTATCTTAAACCATATGTAGCCAGAACTAATTATTTTGACTCCTTAAATAGAGGACTCATTACAGGTAATATTCTAATTAGTGAAGATACAGGCAATAAATATTGTGTTGACCCTGGTGACTATTTTATGGTGTCACCTAACTGCACGGAACTCACAATATTTATAGCAATAAGATTGGTATATATTGGGCCTTCAGATACAGGTGTATATGTTGTAGGAGATTCAGATAGTGCTAATATAACCATAGATATTTGTGAGGTTGATTCTGCTCCAGACTTATCTAATGGTCACACTAGATTGGTTTATTATAACTATGACACCAAAGAAATTTTCGCCTGTGATTCATCTATAACAGGCAGAGATGTTGTTCGTTCATTACTTGAAGTGAACGGTTGTTTTTATAGATTAAACAGATATACAGGTAAACCTGAGTTTGTGTATTGCAATAAGTCTGGTCTTTATCCCAGAGATGATTTATACCCTGCTGATGATTTATACCCTAGATTGGGCTCTAATCAGACTATCAATATGTCACAGTATCAATCATTCATTCAGGAAGATTATGAAGTGCAGAGATTTGGCAGAATACAGATATTGAAAAATATCACATCCAATCAAACTAAGAGCGTAGTAGAGTGGGAATATGTAGGCGATGCAGATTTTAAAAATTCATACCTTATAGAGGATAATATATTCTATTGTAATGATAAGATGGAATATGACTATGATGGTATGCCAGAAGTTTTATCAATGCTAGAAAATATGTGGCTAAGAATTAGCAATATGAATTATGTGCCATGTGTTTTGAAATGTATTGGTATGCCATGGATAGAATGTGGTGATAGAGTTGGCACACTTACAAAAACTGGTGGCGCTGAAACCTTCGTATTTCACCGAACACTTAAAGGCATTCAATCCCTCATAGATACATTTGAATCTGAAGGAGATGAATACAATAAAGAAGTTAAAGACTATGGTTATAAAGAATGGGAGGGCTAATAAATGAATAGAGCGTATCCGTCAAGAATAAATTGGGAGAATGAACCTTCTATTAGTACTCCCATAAATGATGTCAACCTCAATAAAATGGATAATGCAATCTATGTTATTGATGGTAGAGTAGTAGAGTTTGACACAACAAAAGCTAATCAGTCAGATTTGTTAGCATCTTTAAGAAATGTTACATATAACTCAACTACTGGTGTATTTGTATTTACTTACAATAATGGTAATACTCTTAATGTTGACTTGAATGTTGAGAAGATACCAGTTAATTTTTCAATGTCACCACAGGGTGTTATCACAATGGAAACATCAGACGGCACACAATACACCTGTGATATTTCTACACTCATCAAGGTTTATGATTTTGTAGATTCCTCAGAAATCAACTTCACTGTCACTGTGAATCCTCAGACAGGAGATAAAACTATTACCGCAGAAATAGTTAATGGCTCTATTACAGAGGCTAAACTTCAACCTCAATATTTAGCTGACATCACAGCACAAGCACAAGCGGCGGCTGCAAGTGCGCAGGCAGCTTCAACATCAGCTAATAATGCGGCAACAAGTGCAACAGATTCAGAAGCATGGGCAGAAGGAACAAGAAATGGTCAGCCTGTACCAAGTACAGATGAAACTTATGAGAATAATGCAAAGTATTGGGCACAACAGGCAGCCGCTATTGTAGGTATCACTATTGCGACAACAACTACACCTGGTATCGTTATGCCAGATGGTGATACAATAAGTATTGCAGGTACAGGATTGATTAAATTTGAAGGTATTACAGATGCAGAATATTCTGCAATCCAAACATTGTTAAGTTAACCCATATATGATATTCTAAAAGAAAGAGAGGTAATTAAAATGGTACGTTGTGCAGGCTATGTTTTAAATGATTCTGACATGACAGCTAAGGTTGAGCTTGAGGCTGATGAGCGGTCCGAGGTAACTGATGGAATGTCAACAAAAGATATTGTTGGATATCCTACAGGATACACTATGGACTTTATGAGTTCAGCATTTACCACTGCCGGTGAAATGGCATTTCTGAAATCAGATGGTACATGGAATTGGGGTGAGTAAGGAGGACAGTTAAATGAACACCAATCAGTTAATCATGCAGGCTGTCAAGAAAGCACTTGCAGCCTCAAAGACGTACACCAATGAAGTAGTAGTAGGTGGTGGAGCAATCAAGGGTAAAAACTGTGTTATTGATTCTATCACTGACATTACTGTGGGAACAACTGTTGTAGGTCATACAGTTACATTTAAGTGGACACTCGACAACGGTACTGTTCAGACAGACTCGATAGATGTAATGGATGGTGTAGATGGAGAAAAGGGCGATACTGGACTTGGTATCAAGTCAGTTGCTTTTGATTCTTCTAATCACCTCATCATTACCTATGATGATAACACAACAGAAGATGCAGGAGTAATCACTCTTGATGTCGACCAGATTGCTGATATGAACATCAATACTCCACAAGATGGTCAGATTCTTAAATACAATCAGAGTACTGGAAAGTGGGAAAATGCTTCTGGTCAGACAGTAGACACCAATCTTGTAGACCTGAAAGATGTTAATGTAAGCACTCTTACAGATGGACAGATTATTGTCTGGGATGCGACTGCAGGCAGATGGGTAAATTCTAGCACACTTGCAAATAAGGTAGATAAAGAGACTGGCAAGGGCCTTTCAACAGAAGATTACACCACTTCTGAAAAACAGAAACTTGGTGGCATTGAATCTAATGCGCAAAAGAATGTTATAGAAGGCATTACAGTAAATGGTACAAGTGTTAGTCCTGATCCTAATAAGGTTATTGCTCTTACAGTAATTGATAAGGCAGTTAATGACCTTCTTAATTACTACCTTAAATCTGACACATATTCTAAGACCGAGGTAGATAATATTATTAGTGCGGTAAAGAATAGTAGATTTGCAGTAGTTAATCAACTTCCTACTACTGACATTTCTACTAATACAATCTATCTTGTACCTAAGACTGTTGGCACAAGTACATTAAATGTAAGAGATGAATATATCAATACAGATGGAACATCTGCTGGATGGGAACTTATCGGCGATACAGAGATTGATTTAAGTGGTTATGTAACAGATGATGAACTCGCCACTGCTCTTGCCGATTATACTACTACCACAAATTTAACAGCACTCTTAGCAGATAAGCAGGATAAACTTACTGCTGGTGATGGTATTGATATTACAAACAATACAATCAAGGTAGTTAAGAGATTGATAGTTACAGATACTATGCCTTCTCCTAGTGTTGACTATGTAGGTGAGGGCAAGCAGAGATTATTTGTAGGTACAACTGGAACATATACAAAGGGTGGTATCTATGAGTGTCAGGAAGTAATTGATGGAACTTCTACTACATATGAGTGGGTTCGTATCTCTGCCGAAGAAATTGGAATGGTTACAGATACTCAGTATTCAGATATACAGACATTACTAAGCTGAGGAAAGGAGATAAGATGAAAACTATTACTCAGGTAGTAACACTAATAAAAGATTATATAGACAGAAAAGATGGTGCAGTAACTACAAAACCATTGGCAGCTAATGCTACATCAGTGGAGTTCAATGTGCCTACTACAGGAAATAATCTTGTAGATTTTTTCTGTTCTGATGGCTCTAATTATACCGCTATTGACACATCAGTAAGTGGTAAGGTTACACTTACTTTTGATGCAGTAACAACGGCAAGAACAGTATCTTGTAGAATAAGTGAGGTGTAATATGGGAAACGCATTTAAAGCAGTGTTAGCTGGTGGAAGTGGTAATAAAGTAATTGTTACTTGTGCCCCTCAATTTGCTGGAGCTACCATTACTTGTACCAATAATACCAAAACTTACACAAAAGTTTGTCCTTCAACATCACCTTATACAGTGGAGTTCAAGGGATTAGATGTTGGAACATGGACAATAAGTGGAACAATTCAAGGAACAGTATTTACAACAACTGTTGAGGTTCAGGATGTTAGTGCTGTTCTTTCTTATGGGTTTGCTTGGACTACTTGGGTAGATACTGCAAGCCAGTTGGATTCAACAGACTATGACACTCTTGATGAGTTGTTAGAGGATGAAAAGGCTGTTAGAGAGTTGATGTTAGAGCATGCCTGTGTAGACTATCTGTCCTCTTTCAGTAATGTTACACCTAATCTTGAAAAAGTCATTGAGAATGACATTTGTGCAAAGTGGATAAATCTCTCCGACTATGCTTTAGACACTTGTTATGCTAATGCAACATTAAAGGCTGTCATGGACGAAGTTGATAAGTATTTCTATGGTGAGTGGGCATTAGTAGGACAAGTTCCTAAGATGACTTCTAATACCGCTCCTTATGGACAGGCGATAGCTTCAACTGAACAATATCCTGCATGGAGAGCTTTTAGTCAGTCTGACGACATGTGGTATCCAACAACTAGCGATACCGCAGCAAATTGTTATATTGGCTATAAGTTTGACACTCCTGTTTCTATTAAAGAAATTGGGAAATTCTACATGCACAATAATACTGGTACAGCAATAACATATAAAGTGCAGGCGTCCAATACCGGAAATGCTGATGACTGGATTGATGCTAGTGAAGTGTATTCACATACTGGTAGCGGTTATATCTCAGAAAAGCCACAAATAACAATAGATGGTTCTTATTCGTATTGGCGTTTAAAGATGGTTAGCGGAACAACATATAGAGCTAATTATGGAGGATTCTGTATTAAATTCCTCCAATTCTACGCATGGGCACCAAAAGGCAACGTCCCTGTTATGACCGCTAATACTGCACCGTATGGAACAGCTAATGCCAGTTCAAATTATACAGGTCAAGAACCTTATAAAGCATTTGATGGAAATGATAGTACATCTTGGGTACCTAATGTGGGGCAAGGCGTTAATGCAATCTTGTATTGGCATCCAACAAATCCGACTTGTGCAAAGCGAATAAAATATCGCTCTGATAACGGCAGACCTACAAGCATAGAAATACAAGGTTATAACGATGAAGGCGCTTATACAAGACTAGGATTGTTTAGCCCTTCCGGAACTGGTATTCAGTATTTTGATTTAGATAATAACAACTATTATCTCCATTATTGCCTTATTATTCGTGCCACAAGTGAGGATTTGCCTCATGTAAACATTCTCCAATTCTACGGAAGAGAATTAACAGACCTTGTACCACCAATGATTTCCAACACTTTACCGAGTGGTGAAGCGTCAGCAAATCACGAAACTTATCCAGCTTATTATTCGTTTAATAAAAACTTTTCTACATCAAATGGTTGGTACACTTACGAGCATACTGTTACTGATGAATGGCTGAAATATAAGTTTGATAACCAAGTTGATGCTAAATTTATCAAATTAACGTTGACAGCAGCCTCTAACACAAGTCATGCCTATAAGTCTATTTTCCAAGGTAGTAATGATGATAATATATGGAAAGATATTACAGATGAATTATCTTATACAATAGCTGGTACAAGTACCGTGTACACATATTTTCAAAGTCTCATAACTAATAACCCTTATCAGTATTATAGGTTGAAATTCACTTATTCTGATGCAACAGGAGCCGATGCAATAACACCATGGATTATAGAAATTCAAATATATGGTAAAGACTACTCCGAAAAAGAGTTTGAAGAGGGCACAACAAAGAAGTGGTTGTATGACCATGGGGTTGAATTAGTAGAGTTTGAAAAACTAACTACCGGAAATGGATGGACACCGCCAACTAATACCCAATTCTCTGAAAATGCTCACAAAACACCTAATTCACTTTATGTTGGTCCATCAGAAACTAATAAGGCAGATGGTTTTGGATTAAAGACAGCAATAGATTTTACACCTTATAGTTTATTCAGATTTATCAATGACGGATTATCTGGTAATGAAGATATTGCATATTACTTCAAAACATCTAAGTCTTTAGTATCGCCTGTTGCATATATCTATTCTAGTAATAACAAGGGTAGCGGATTAGATGTTTCAAGCCTTAATGAAAATGAGTATTTTAGTATTTCATCAATCAATAGCACTGCAAGAAAAGGCGAAGTTTATGAGCTCTGGTTAGAGTAAGGAGGTAAAGCATGATACTTTATGTAGATAATGAAAGCAAAGTAAGAGCGGTTGACATCACAACAGATACTTCATTAACGCCTCTTTATGTTGATGAAACCGCCGATTTATTTCCATTCAAGGAGTGGTCAATAGCAAAGATTTGTTGTTACAAGGTCAATGTGAGTGATGGAATTATTACAATGTTTACCCCTTACAGACCATCCTCAGACCTGGAATATATCGATGAGATTGGACAGGACGCTGATAATAAGACTGAGGCACTCAAGATACTATTCGGAGAGGAGGAATAATTATGGACTATGTACAGAGAGCAAGAGAGCTAAGACCTTACATTGAAGAAGCCAGTAAGTATCTTCCTGATGAAGATGCTAAGGATGCGCCAGAGTTATTCCCTATGTGGAGTGGTGAAGGTGTGAGCTACTCAAAAGATGATAGGGTACAATATCAAGGCAAACTGTATAAGTGCTTGCAGCCTCACACTTCTCAGGAAGATTGGACACCTGACGTTTCTGTTTCTTTGTGGGTAGAAGTGAGCGATCCAAGTGTTGAATGGCCTGAATGGAAACAGCCTACAGGAGCACATGATGCTTACAATAAAGGTGATAAAGTTTCACATAACAACAAACATTGGATTTCTAATATTGATGCAAACACATGGGAACCTAATGTAGCCAACACCTGGACAGAAGCTGAATAATTAACAAATCATAGGACTGTTAGATATTATTTAACTAACAGTCCTATTATGCTATAATGTAAACACAAATAGAGAAGAGGTAAGACACATGTTAGACAGCTCGGCACTTATTCAAACAGCAATCACATTCGCAGGTGTTATTGTAGGAAGCGGCATTATCCAATTCTTTATCAGCAGAAAAGATAAGCAGAAAGAGGATGCCAAAAAAGATAGTGCCGATAGTTTGCGCAAAGAGCTGAAAGACCATCTTACAGAAGTAAATACTAAATGGAAATCTGAGTATTGTGATGTGAACAGAGAGGCTATTTTAAGAATAGAAGAAGGACACAAAAAAGATTGGCAAGAAATACAAAAAGCCATCGAAAAACTTGTGGAGAACGACAATAGATTTGCTGACAGTATCGAGAAGATGGTTGAAAAACAAGAATGTATAGCACAGGCAAATGTAGGCATGATACATAACACAATTATTCGATTTACAGATAAGATAGTTGAGCGGGACTCAGTGACATATGAAGAACTAGCTACATTAGATAGTCTTTATGTGCCATATGCAAAACTAGGTGGAAATGGTGAGTGCAAGAGGAGATATGAAGATGTCAATAAACTTACCAAAGTTTCTAAAGAAGAAGCCGTCAAGCGGGATAGAGAAGTTGAAGCAAAAAAGTACGAGGAAATACAAAAAGCTATCAGGACTGGATAAATACATAATCTTTTCTTTTAGTGTACTTATCATCTATTCTATATTTGAGTTTATATTCTCTATTATCACCGATGTTTCGCATGACACTTTAACTGTTGCTTTATATGGAGCTTTTGGTGGAGAGCTTTTATTATGCGCCATCATTAAAAAATATAAATTGCAGAGAGGAGATAACTATGGAGAAACTGACGAGTCGTAAGTTTTGGATTTGTGTAGCCGCTATGTTAGCATCAATCGCAACATCTATTTCAGGTATTGCCACAAGCAATCAGACAGTAATTGTTATAGGTACTGTTTGTGGTATTGCATCTGCCGCTATTTATGCTTTCTGTGAAGCATGGGTAGACAGTAAGGCAGTACAGCATGACAACATCTTCTTTGGTGATTTTGATGAGTACGCTGATGACGAAGAAGAGGAAAAAGAAGAATGAGCGTAATCATAGCCCACGCATCTTTGGATGAAAATAGAAATATTAAGAATGGACAAGCAGGTGACCAAACAGGTAAAGAAGTCTGCACAAGAAGCTGGTATAACAAGCCGTGGTCTTATGTTATCAGATTTAGAGATAAGAATAGGGCTAACAGATTAGCTGATGCTATGGAAATGGCGTCTAAGAATGATAAGATTGGCTATGACCAGAATCAGAGAAATACTCTATTAAGAGAAGCAAGAAAGCACAACTATAACATATCTAAAGTAGATGTGCCTTGTGAGACAGATTGTTCTGCACTTGTTTCTGTAGCTTGTATGTATGCAGGAGTTCCTGAAAGTGTGTTAGTTCTCAGTGGGAACTGTGCTAACACAAGAAATCTCAGACAGCTTCTAATTCAGATGGGTGGAGTTGATGTATTTTCTACACCAGCATACACAGCGCATACAGATAAATTAAGAAGAGGAGATATACTCTTAAAACCAGGATCTCATGTTGCTGTTGTAGTTAAAGATGAAGTTCCTGTAGAAACGAGTATAAATTCTGATACAATGATGATTGATAAGATAGCTAAAGAAGTAATTGCGGGAAAGTGGGGAACTGGTGCTGAAAGAAAACAGCGTCTAAGAGCCGCAGGTTATAACCCTGCTATGGTACAAGCTAGGGTGAACGAATTATTAAAGAAAGGTTGAACTATGGAAGAAAAGGGACCTGTATCTTATTTCGTTTTAGAGGGTATTATGACCCACTTCTCAATCATTATTAAAAGGCTTATAATAGTCTTAGTAGTGGTTTTAGTTTTATGGGCAACAACTATTGCAGGATTTCTGTGGTATATAAGTTTGCCCGTTGAAGAGTATGACACAGTTACCGTAGAGAATGATAGTGGAAATGCAAACTATATTGGCAACGATATGATGGGAGATTTCAACTATGGCGAGAGTGAGGAAAAATAGTTACAAACGCAGAAGAGGCGGTAAGCGTAGAAGATGATGCTTGACGATATGGACAACTATGAAATTGCAGACGCTATAGATAGGTATGTCCGTGGTGAAAGAGCAAGACAAATTCTTAAACGCAGACTGTTAGATGAGATTTGTTACGAGCCTTTGGCTGAGGAATTTGACATATCTGTATCTCAGCTTAAAAGAATATTGAGTAAATCTCAGGAACAGTTATTTAAACATCTAAATAAATGAACTCTATTTGAGCCATTCACGAACTCGTGGATGGCTCTTTCTTTTTTTACAATTTATGTATGTCGTGCATAAATTTTAACCCAAACCCCGATAAAAAGAATATTGGCGACTGTGTAGTAAGGGCAATTTGTGCCGCTACTGATTGTGACTTGAAAAGGTAGCTAAGAAAGAAGAAATCAATCTTAATGACCTTGATGTTATAGACAAACTGACACACTCCATCAAGAATCTTGACAAAGTAATGCTCGGTAATGAAATGATAGAACAGTACGGGTATGACTTTCCCGACTACAGTGGAGCTAGAAGAGGAAGAGACGGAGATAGTGACGGCAGATATAACGAAGGAAATAGGAGAGGAAGAAGTCGTGATAGCTACGACAGAAGCTATGATTACTCAGGAAGAAGCTATGACAGAGACTACTCCAGAGAAAGAGGTTATAGCGGACATGAGCATACTGACATTGACAGATTTAAACACATGATGCAGGATGCAGTAAATCAACTTTAATAATGTATACTTAAATGTATACTTAAAGAGCCTACTATTTTAGTAGGCTCTTTCTATTGCAGTATTGACAAGCACTTAAATATGTTATAGAATGTTTAGCAGAAAGTGAGATATTAGAAATGATTACAGTAAAAATAAGAAAAAGCAAATTTATGCCCGACGATTATTCAGCGTATCTCTCTTTCCCTTTCAATCAAGATGTGATTGATACTATTAAAGAATTGAGATATAGAAGCTGGATAAAAGGGTCAAAAGAATGGGAGATAAGAATAGAAGATTTACCTCATCTTTTTGAGAGATTTCCTAATCACACATTTGATGTAAGTGGCAGATATGTAGAACTTAATCCTTCATTAGATTTTAGTCTTGATGACTACAAATTTAAAACTGATTGCTTTAAACATCAGTTAGAGGGTTTTAAGTATGGCATGATGCACGAAAGATGGTTACTTGGAGATGAGCAGGGATTAGGAAAGACTAAGCAAGTAATTGATATTGCAGTGGCTAAAAAGCAGTTTTTCAATTATTCACATTGTCTTATCATATGTGGTGTCAATGGTCTTAAATGGAATTGGCAGAATGAGATAGCAAAACATTCTAATGAGACAGCATACATATTAGGACAGAGAGTTAGAAAAAGAACAGGTGAAGTCTATATAGGAAGTACAAAAGATAAATTAGACGATTTAATGCGCCTGGATGAAATTGATAGCTACTTTATTATAACTAATGTAGAAACTCTGAGAGATGATGATATAACAGCCTGGATTGTTAAATGGCTACACTCTGAGAGTGAGTGCAAGATAAATATGATAGCGGCTGATGAAGTACATAAGATGAAGAATCCTAGCAGTCAACAAGGTAAAGGCTTCATCAAGTTAGATGCAGATGTAAGAATTGCTCTTACAGGTACTCCTCTTATGAACTCACCACTTGATTTATACATCATTCTTAGATGGCTTGGTTTTGAAAAACACGCATTTTATTCTTTTAAAAACTATTATGCGATATATGGTGGATATGGGGGATATCAGATAGTTGGCTACAAACATTTAGATGAGCTTGAAGAACAGTTGCAATCTATAATGTTAAGGCGATTAAAGAAAAATGTTTTAGATTTGCCAGAAAAAACATATATTGATGACTATGTAGATATGACAGCCAAACAGTCTGTTATCTATAAAGAGATTAAAGCAGAGATTAAATCTAATATAGATATGATTTCTGTTGCACCCAATCCTCTTGCAGAGATGATACGACTCAGACAAGCTACTGGCTATACTGGTATTCTTTCTAGTCAGATACAAGAATCAGCAAAGCTCGACAGAATGATGGAACTCATTGCAGATGCTAGAGAAAATGGTCAACAGATAGTCATATTCAGTAACTGGTCACAGATAGTAGCTGAGATATGTAATAGAATACACGGCAACTACACTTATGTAACTGTAACTGGTGAGACATCAGATTTTCAGCGCAAGATAAATGTAGAAGCATTCCAAGACCATAGAGCAGAGATTTTAGTAGGAACAATCGGTGCGGCTGGAACAGGTTTAACGCTGACAGCAGGAACTGTAGTTATTTTCTTAGACCATCCTTGGAGTAGAGCTTTATATGAACAGGCAGTTGATAGATGCCACCGTATAGGACAAACAAACAATATTACTATTTATAACATTATGTGTAAGTCTACCATAGATGAACGAATATGGGAACTTGTGAAACGTAAGGGTGAAATGAGTGACCAGATAGTCGATTCATCAGGTAAAGTAATGAGTAGTAGAGATATTGCAGAATATTTATTGAGGTGAACTATGGAAGAGAAGTGGAAGAAGATAGAAATTGCACCAGGTTATTGTGTATCTAATCTAGGTAGAATATGTAATGGCGAAAAGATTATACCACAGCATAATGTAAATGGATATAGAAGTGTAGGTTTAAAAGTCAGTGGCAAATACAAATCTTTTAGGGTACACAGACTTGTTGCTATAGCATTTATTCCTAATCCTGATAATCTACCACAAGTTAATCATAAAGATGAGAATAAGGCGAATAACTGCGTAGATAATCTTGAATGGTGTACTGCATTATATAACAATACTTATGGTTCACGACCAGATAAAATTCGAGCATCTAATAGTAGACGAGGATGTCCTGATACTATTAAAGATAAAATTCGTAGCACCGTAACAAAAAAGCAAGGAAAATCTATTGCGAGACTAGATGAATGTGGTTGTGTAATTAAAATATATGAGTCAGTAAGTGAAGCACAAAGAGATACAGGTATTCGTAGACAAACAATACGAGCAATACTAAATGATACGGAACATTTAGTTGCACATAAATCATATTGGAAATATGTATAGAGGAGGTAATATGGAAGGATATATCAAAATTGAAGAACTTGCCATGCGTATTGATTCGTCAGTACAGACAATCAATAACTGGTACAAATGGAAGAGAGAAAATCCAGATAATGATTTAGCCGCTCTTTTGCCAGAGTACATTCAAGAAGGAAATAGACAGACTAGATATTGGGACACATCAGATATCTGGAAGTTTATTGAATTTAAAACTGCCATTATACACGGAAGAAACGGAATAATGGGACAATCAAGAAAAAGAAAGGAGTAACTTATGTCAAGAACGAACTTTTTAGATGGTGCCAAATCTCAAAATTTAGTGCCTCCTTCAGCTTTAAAAGCTCTTATTGAAAGTTATATCATCAATAAGCAGAATGAAGCGGATTTTAAAAAGGCGGCAAGTGCAGAGAACACACAGATTAAGGCTCTGATGACAGAAAACAAGCTTACAGAGTACGCTACAGATTTAGGCACTGCAAAACTTATTGAGAAACATCATAAAGATTTTGATGAGGATAAACTCATTGAGTTTTTGAAGTCTAATAATGTAGCTGATGGAATAGTCAAGACAAAAGAATATGTAGATATGGATGCTCTTGAATCCGCTATGTATCACGAAACTATTTCAGCAGATTTACAGAAGAAGATGGCAACTTGTCAGACTGATAAAGTGGTTGTTGAGCTTAGAATCAGCAAAACAAAGGGAGTATGATTTGTAAATGAATCAATTTTTATTAGGTGTGTTGTTTACATTATTGGTAGAGATTTTATTAATATTTCTCTACTTTTTGCTCCTAGTAATATTAAAAATAATAAGACACATAATATTTAAACTTTAAGGAGGGCTAAAAATGGCTAAGTATGAAGTTAAAGGAAAGACCACAAAAATCACGGCAACATCAAGGTGTGCAATCAAGATTAAAGATAACTATTATACAATAGAATTATCAGAAGAAAGAGCATTGCCTGAAACAGATGTTGATATGGAAAAAGAGTATAAAGCTCTTTTTGACTCAGTAAATAACGAAGTCGATAATCAGATGCAGGAGATACTCAAGACATTCAGATAATCCTGTTTACACTGTTTTGTAAACATGTTATAGTATGTATTGTAAAGAACAAATCGTGTTCTTACTTCTTTCATGTGTGTGTTGTTTGCTGAAAAAGCGAGAGACAAATGTCCCTCGCTTTTTCTATTTACAAGTAAAAGTGAATATGTTATATTATGTTTAGTCGCAAGACTCAGCGCACATTTAAGGGTAGCTCCCTAATGAAAAATGTGTTAAACTGAAATCGCCAGTTAATGTACGGCACACGTTGACTGACAGCGAGTGGGTGAACATTATACTGGCGAAGAGCTTGATACGAGATAGTGCCGTTATCTCTGTATCGAGCTTTTTTATTACTCAAAGAGAGGAGATAAATAATGGGGGTAATACGGGTAGAAAAAACTTCAAACTATACTATTATGAGTAATCATCATTTAAGGGATAAATCATTATCGTTAAAAGCAAAAGGTCTTATGTCTTTAATGCTATCACTTCCAGATGATTGGGATTATTCTGTAGCAGGATTAGTTGCTATTGTCAGTGAAGGAGAGACGGCAGTACGAGGAGCTATAAAAGAGCTTGTCAATAATGGATATTTAGTAAGAGAACGAGTATATGAGAATGGTAGAATTATTGATTGGGATTATACGCTATATGAGACTCCTACTGATGTTGGGCTACCTGTTGAAAATCAACAAGTAGAAAATCAAGAACAAGATTTTAGCGCACAAATAAATAAAGATATAACAAATATAAAGAATAATAAAAAAGGCACCGGAGACGGTGCTTCTTCTAAAAAACATCCAAGGAATTTCTCAAAAGAAAAACTCAAAGATGATTTAGAGAGTGGAAAAGATATAGCTGAACAAAAGAAAGCAGAAAAGAAATCTCCTAAAGACAAATTCAGAGATGAGTGTTTAGATATTATTGACACTGAATATTCAGAAAAGAATTATTCTTACACCGTCAAAGATTTATTAGTTGAATATTTTGAGTTTGTTAGTGCTGTGCCAGATAATAAAGATAACTTATGTAAGCGAGTTAAAACTACAAAAGCATGGAAACATAAATTAGTGCGATTAGATGAGCTTGTAAAAGATGGGTATGACCCAATAGATATCATTCAGCAAAGTTTAGATAAAAAGCAGTATGTATTTTATCCTTTACAGTCTACACAACAGAAGTCAAACAACCATAAAGAGGGAAATCAAGGAAATGTAGTGATGTCTGATCCAGAATATATGCGAAAGCGATTAGCAGAAGATGATAGTGAGGAATGGTATTGATGTGGAATAAAGAGAAATTACAAAATCTTGATGTAACAGAGCAGTTTATATTGGAGAACAGCTATTTACCTAAGTATCAATGGATAGAAGATAGTTTAAAACCTCTTGATGATAAGCAGGCATTCAAAAGATTGTCAGAAATACGAGCAGATATAAACGGCTTTTTAAGTAGCAGTTTAAACAATCTTGTGCTGTGCAGTGACAATCTTGGCAATGGTAAAACATCATGGGCAGTAAAGCTGATGCTGACTTATGTAGAGTCTAAAAAAGGTAAGCTCAATAATATTGAGGAGACATTAGTTACAGTTGACAACTATGATTACTGTGTATTTTGTCAGTCTGTTCCATTTCTTGTAGAGATGAAACAGTTTGGTAGTAATAAAGATAGTCAGATAATGTATCATAGATTGTGCAAAACAAGATTAGCAATCATTGATGATTTAGGTGCAGTACCTATGTCACAGTATGACTATAATATAATCTATGCAATACTTGAAAAACGACTGTTTGCAGGATTGCCTACTATAATCACTACAAATTTGCCTGAAGTTGGATTAGCTAAACAAGAGTTAGGACCAAGACTTGCAGATAGAATATGGAATAATTCTGAGATAATTGAATTTAAAAATAAGGGGTTTAGGGGAGTATGATAGCACAACTACAAGCTATTAGCAGAATTGTTGAGGGAAAAGATTACTCATTTATAGAGGACAACAACCTCACAAGAGAGATGTTCGGAGACTATGCAGAAGTCTTTGATTATATTGTAGACCACTATAAGCAGTATAAAGCATTGCCTGATAGTGCTACTCTTATTGAGCGATTTGACTACCTAGAATACTTTGAAGTAGATGAGCCAGACGAATATATCGTTGACAGATTACGAGAAGAATTGGTGTCTTCCGAAGTCAGCCAGATATATGAAAAGTCAAAAGAGATAGCAGACAAAAAAGGAAATCTTGAGGCTATAGACTATCTCAAACAAGCCTTGCAGAGAGTTGAGATTGATAGTAGTGTAGCCTCTGTTGAGTTATTAGAGGACTTTGATACACGACTACAGCATACCACAGATGTTACTCAGAATACAGCAGAGTGGTTTATACCTACAGGATTTGATGAGCTAGATAAAGACATCAATGGTTTTCAGAGAGGTGATGAGCTTGTTGTTTTATACGCAAGAACTAACCAAGGTAAATCATGGATATCTGAAAAGATAGCTACATATATGACAGAGATAGGATTTAGAGTAGGTTATTTCTCACCTGAGATGAATGAGTTAGATATAGGATATAGATTTGATACTTTACATGGTCACATATCTAACAATGCTATGAGATTAGGTAGAGAAGATGAGAAATTTTCTCTGAGTGAATATCAGAAGTACGGTGAAACTCTAAAAGAGATTAAAGGTAAACTGTTCATCACAAGACCTAAGACATTCAATAGAAAAGTAACTGTATCTCGATTAAGACAGTGGATTAAATCAGATAAGCTAGATGCAGTATTTATTGATGGTATCACATATCTTTCAGATGAGCGATACAAGAGAGGTGATAGTAAGACAATCTCACTTACAAATATAAGTGAAGATTTGATGGAGTTATCTGGAGAACTTCATGTGCCAATAGTTGTAGTTGTTCAAGCTAATAGAGGCGGTGTAGTAGATAAATACTCTTTAGATACTCCTGAGTTAGAGAATATCAGAGACAGTGATGGTATAGCACAGAATGCCAGTATCGTTTATGCTATACGACAAGTAAAACTAAAGAATGGTGAGACATTTCTTATGTTCGATAATAAGAAGATGAGAGGTGGAGAAGTAGGTAAGTCTTATAAATACAGATGGGATATTAACTACGGTACATTTGAAGCCGTAGAAGAAAAAGATATTAATTTAGATAGCCCAGATGACGAGCCTGTAAGAGAGAAGAAAGAAGTAACTGGTGGTAGACGTAAGAAGAGAGATGAGGTAGCAGAAGATGATTATTGATAATACTGAATATCTCATTGACGCCATAGAGATTATAAATCTTCTTAGAGCAGATTTATCTATGCAGGATATTCAGTTGCTAGAAAGAGAGCCTAGAGAGTCTGGCAACAATATACAGATACAGTGCCCATATCATGGTAATGGTCAAGAGAGAAAGCCGTCAGCAGGAATAAGAAAGTCAGATGGTATATTTCACTGTTTTAGAGGAGATACTAATGTTATTACAAAAGAGTATGGCGCAGTTAGCATGTATAGTATCGTTGATATACCTGTGCATATTCTGAATGGTAAAGGTAATTGGGAACAAGTTGTATTTCATAACTATGGTAAACAGCATATTATGAAATTAACTTTATCATGCAATACTAAACAAAAGATTATATTTGCTACTCCAGAGCATGAGTGGTTAGTTAAAGGGTTTAATACAAAATGTCAAACACAAGATTTGAAATCCGGTATGTATTTAAGTAAGTGTGTGCCAAAACTATCAAAAGTTAATTTAGACCCTAAAGGCATTATACATGGATTTTGTTATGGTGATGGCAATAATTTTTCGCACAATAGAGATAAGACAGTTTATTATAATAGATGTTTTTTCTATAATGAGTCTGACCTTGAGTTAAAACAATATTTTTCTGATGGCAAGTTTAAAGAGGAATTCGCTGGAAATGGTAAAAAATATGAATGTGTTTATTTCAATTCTGACACCAATTTGAAAGAAGTGCCCAGTTTAGTACATACTGATGAATATTTAATGGGATTTTTAGCAGGGTATTTTGTTGCAGACGGAAATTGTTGCAAAAATAAATTAACTATATACTCTCATAATTATGATGATTTATACAAAGTACAACAGATATGCAACACATTAGGTATAATGTCTACAGAAATTGGTAAGTCTAATATAAAAGCAGGTAAAAGAGGTTGCATTACAGTTAAGCAAGATACTTATGGTTACACTTTAAGATTAGCTAGAAATACAATTCCAGATAATTTCTTTATTACTGAAAAAGGTAGATATTCTTATCAAAAATATACTGGTAGAAATAGCTATAAAGTAATTTCAGTAGAAGCTACAGATATTGTTGAGGATGTGTATTGCTGCCAAACATCCACACATTCATTTGCATTGGAAAACTTTATACTTACAGGAAATTGTTTTGCTTGTGGTGAAACTCATTCATTACCAGAAGTTATATCACACTGTTTTGACTATGACGATAAAGGCAACTTCGGAAAGATATGGCTAGATAAGAATATACAGGATAAGCGATTTGTATATAGAGATACTAAACAATACGCACAGCATAAAGAAGAACCAGTTAGTAAGCAGACTTATAATAAGTTAGGTGATTTGTATGAGTGCGATTATGTTTCAGAGGACGAGCTTGATAGTTACAGATGGACTCATCCGTATTGGGCTAAGAGAGGGATAGTTGATGAAAACATCATTGAGCTGTTTGACCTCGGATATGATAGAAAAACTAAGTGCATCACATTTCCAGTTCGTGATAGACAAGGAAACTGTGAATTTGTTGCAAGACGTTCGGTCAATACAAAATTCTTTCAATATCCACCAGGAGTCTCAAAGCCATTGTATGGGCTCTATGAGTTACAGCAGACTATAGATAATCAGCGTGGATTATTTTATACAAAGATGTGGGAGAATATGCCTATTATACTTTGTGAATCAATGATAGATTGTATTCTTTTATGGCAATCTCATCATCCTGCAATAGCACTCAATGGTCTTGGTAATGATAGACAGTTTAGACAGTTGAGAAATCTTGATGCAAGGCATATAGTTCTTGCTACAGACAATGATGAAGCAGGTCAGAGTGCAAGAAAGCGCATAAGAGAGAATGTAAAGAACAAGCTATTTTCTGAGATAGCATTTCCAAAAGGTATAAAAGATATAGGAGAATGTACTAAAGAGCAGATAGACAATATTTTAGAATGGGAGAAAAAGCCTTGGGAGAGATAATGTTTAGTGTAATTGTTCCTGCTCATAATGCAGAGAACACAATAAGAAAATGTTTAGACTCAATAAAGAATCAGACATTTAAAAACTATGAATTGATTGTGGTGTGTGATGCTTGTGATGATAAGACCGCAGAGATTGCAAGAGAGTACACAATGCACACAATAGAAGTAGGTTATCACAGTGATGGTCCTGCAAGAAATGTTGGAATAGGAATATCTAGAGGTAAGTGGTTATTATTCATGGATGCCGATGATTGGTATTTACATGAGTTTTGTTTTGAGATACTTGCGAAGAAGCTGAACGAGGTTGATGCTAAGACCGATGTGCTTGTGTACTCAATCATATGGAAACATATAGGTTATACAAAGCCTAGAAGTGTTAAAGGCATACTTTATCCACACTGCACAAATAAATGTTGGAGAAGAAGTTTTGTAGGTGGAACAAGATTTCCTGATAAGTATGTAGCTAATGACGCAAGTTTTCATGAGGCTATGATGCAGAAAGAGCCAAGACTATACGAGTGGGATATGCCTATTTATTACTACGACTATCTTAATGGTAAGAGCAAGTCAGATGAGATAGGCAGAACAGCAGAAAAGACAAAACAGTATTGGAGTACACACTAATGTATAGATTCAGTATAATCATACCCGCATATAATTCCGCAGACTTTATCGTGAACGCATTAAACAGCATTAAATCTCAGAGCTTTAAGGATTATGAACTTATTGTTGTTTGTGATTCTTGCAAAGACAATACGGCAGAAATCGCCATGCAGTACGGAGCTAAAGTACATATCGTCAACTTTGGTAATGATGGTCTGACAAGAAGTAAAGGACTAGATGTTGCAAAGGGAGAGTATGTACTGTTTATGGATGATGACGATTGGTGGTTGCATGAGTTTGTATTAGAGCAGATAGATAATGAATTAAAAGAATTGAGCAATCCAGATGTTTTAGCATTTTCTTTTGTGTTTAAGGGTGTTTGTTACGCATCTCCAACACTTAATCATGGTAAGTTATGGATAGCTGTGTGGAATAAGTGTTGGAAAAGAACAAGCATAGGTGATACAAGATTTCCAAAAGTACATTCTTGTAGTGACAAGTATTTTCACGAGGCTATGATGAAGAAGAACTTGAGAATCTTTGTATGGGATATGCCTATGTATTACTACAATTATCTAAGGGAGGGTAGCATCTCTAAAAAAGATGGTGCTACTACATGGGGAATAAAGCAGTGGCTAAATACTTAATACATAGCTGTCAAAAAAGAAAATGGTATGTTGATAATTACTTAATACCTTCTATGATAGAGCAAGGTATTAATCGAGAGGATATATTGGTCTATAACGACAATGCAAGACTAGGTAATCTTAGAGCGTTTCTAGCATCAGCAGATATGGTAGAGCAGACATCAGGAACATGGCATTTGCAAGATGATGTAATCATTGCATCTAATTTTAAGGCAATTACAGAGGAGTATGATAAAGGAATAGTATGTGGCTTCTGTAATAAATACAGCGAAGATTTACAGATAGGTATACGACCTGTGAGAGATATGTGGTATTCATTTCCTTGCATACGCATACCTAATCATATACTTAGAGCGTTTGTAAGTTGGGTAAAGAGTGCTTCAACACAAAAGAAGTATAGGGCGTACATAGAAGCTAATAAATTTGATGACACTTTATTCAGAGCTTTCATATTAGAAAACTATTCTGATAAAAGAATTGTTCATAATCTAGTTCCTAATATAGTAGATAACGTTGATTATTTACTAGGAGGCTCTATTATAAATCAGCGCAAGGTTAATGAGGATGTAAACAGTTTATACTTTACAGATAAACATTTGATAACAGAATTAAAAACCAAACTGGAATGTTTGCAATAGACTTTACATCTATAATTAAATATGTTATAGTATGTTTTGTAACAGATACACAACACGTTGAACGTCAAAACGACAGAAAGGAAAAACGATGTCAACAAAAACAAACACGAAACCCGTAAACGAAGTTGGAATTATTGGTCAGATGTACGAGGACAGAAAGACCAAGAAAGTAGGTGTACTGGAGAGTAGAGAGCCTAAGTATAAGACCTTGATGCTTAGGGATCCTGAAGGCAAGACTTTCAACATCACATACTCAACATTTAAGAGTAATTGGAGAAAGTACACTGGTGATGTAGTTGCACAGACTTCTACTCAGGTAGAAGAGAAGAAGGTCGAAGAGAAAAAAGAAGAAGTTAAGAAAGAGAAGTCCGCTAAGAAAGTTGTTGAGAAGCAGACAGATGTGGTAAAGATGACCACAGAAGAAAAGGTCAAAAAAGTACATGCTGTAGATGACCATGTTTGTGATATGCTGAAAGACTCTGTACTTAAAACAACAAGAACAAGCAAGGGCTGTATTGTTGTGCGTAACAAGAAGAAAACACTTTTTGAGATTTGGATAAAGTTCAATCTTGATAAGTATGATTTCATTGTTTCCGAAGAGCTTGTTGCAACCAACAGAGACAAATTCAATACTGTTATTAAGTCATCAGAGTACACTTACAAAGAGGATTGGCATCTCAAGCATCTTTGCAGAGTGTCCACAGATAAGTTTGATGATATCTTTAATCTCTTGTTTGACATTGCAAAGGACTACATTTCAGAAAAAGAGACAAAAGAGGAGGATAAGTAATTATGCCTAGATTTTCTTATGAAGATGCTGATAAGTATGGAAGTAAGGGCGGAGGCACAGCATTTTTCTCATTGAAAGATGATAGAGAAACAGCAAAGGTACATATCTTAGGAAATGATATGAATGATTTTCCAGGATACGCAGTGCATAGAGTGCCAGTAGGAGATGGTTATAGATATGTAAACTGTCTTAGAGAAGCAGGTGCACCTGTAACAGATTGTCCATTCTGTGCAGAGGGTAGAAATAATCCTGAAATTAGTAAGGTTTATGCAAAGCTCTTTATTCCTCTGTATAACTGTGGTACCGATGAGGTACAGATATGGGAGAGAGGTAAGACTTTCTTTAGAAAGCTCGCCAGCTATTGTAGTCACACACCTAATGTATCAGATGTTGTTACAGAGATTGAGCGTATTGGTAAAAAAGGTGATACAAGTACCGACTACAATCTGTATGCTCTGAGAGAAGATGATAACTTTGATATTGAAAATGTCAGAGAAGATATTCCAGAAGTACTTGGTACAATAGTTCTTGATAAGTCGTCCGATGATATGGAGTATTACTTAAAGAGAGGATCATTTCCAGATGGAGATGATGCAGGTGTAGCAAGAAGAGGCTCATCAAGAGATGACAGACCCCCATTCAATGAGGGTAATGAAAGGCGTACTCCATCAAGACGCAGAGATGCGGAAGATGAGTATTGATATGCTCCCCTCGTAGCATATTGTGTACTGTGGTGGCGGAATAGGTAGACGCATAATCGTACGTTTAGCTTTCTAGTAATGAGTAGCTCTCATTACTCCGTGGTAAAAGAAAGTTTGTAAGGTGCAAATCCTTACCCACAGCATTTTTAATGGGCTATAGCCAAGCGGTAAGACTGAGGACTTTGACTCCTTGATGCGTGGGTTCGAATCCCACTAGCTCAGTGACCCATCAGTATTATTTTTGATGATATGATAAACGCTGAGAAAAACTTGTTGATAATGCAACTTATCCTATTACATATCAGATAGGAGTGCAACTGTAAACAATGTAACCGTAGCTATATCTTGTGGTTAAGATGCTATGGGTGCAGTCGTAAATCGTTCTGTTGCCACTTACAACACCACTGTATTATCAGTTATGTATCTAAGTTTCAATGCACACAACCGTTTCTGTGCTTGGGTTTATAAGATACTTTTAAAAAGGAGAACACGATAATGCCATTATTTGAAATACAGAAGTCTACAAAAGCAGTGGACTCAGCAATAATACAGAAATCAAAAACAAAGAGTACCGTCACTACTACAAAAAAGAGTGGCGGTAATATTGTCAATAAGATAAAATCCATAGTAGCTATGGTAGAAACTCATCTAGGTAAATATGCTGATGAGACAATCATTATTCAAGATGAGCAAACATTGTCAGATTATATAGACGCATGTTTGACAGAAGGCATATGTGGTATAGATACAGAGACAACAGGACTTGACCCATTAGTAGATGAGTTAGTTGGTGTAGGAATATATGCACCAGGACACAAGACAGCTTATATACCAATAGGTCACATATCTTATGTAACTGGGCAAAAAGCAAAGAATCAGTTAGATGCAAAGATAGTAGGACAATATCTATCAAAGCTACAGGATTGTTGTGATAGACCATTTGTAGATGTTGATATGTTCAATGCAGTATTTGACATACGAGTTTTAATGCACAGCACAGGCACAAGATTAAAGTGTACTTGGGATGCTTCTCTAGCTTCAAGATGCTTAAATGAAAATGAGCCTGTTAAAAAGTTAAAGCCATTACATAAGAAATATATTCTTAAAGGTCAAGATGATGCTTTTAGTTTCAGTGACTTATTTGATGACCCTAAGATTTTTAGATATATTCCAATAAAGACAGCGGCTTTATACGCCGCACATGACCCTAAAATCACATATGAATACGCAGATTATCAGAGAGATGTATTCAGAACAAGGGAGAGTCTCAAAGATGTTGAATGGGTATTCAAGAACATAGAAATGCCTTGTTTAGATGCTGTAGTTGATTTGGAAAATGCTGGTGTAGCATTTGATTTAGCATATAATGAAGAATTAAAGAAAAAGTACCATGCACTTCTTGATGAGAAAGAAGCAAATTTCCATAAGATGTGTGAGATGTATGCTGATGAGATATCAAATTATAGCGGCACAACAAGATTAGATAGTCCTATAAACATTCAGTCTGTACCTCAGTTACAGGCATTACTTTATGATATTGCTAAGATAGAGCCTATAACAGATAAGAAAACAAAGAAGCCTTCACGAAGCACATCTGAGGAGACACTGACAAAGTTAAAACATCCTCTTGCAGATGCTATATTGGAGTATCGTTCATTTTCCACTTTAGTAAGTACATTCATTGATAAATTGCCTGAGTGCATCAATAAGGATGATGGTAGAATACATTGTCACTTTAATCAATACGGCGCAGATACAGGAAGATTTAGTTCAAGCGATCCAAATTTGCAGAACATTCCATCTCATAATAAAGATATCAGAAAGATGTTCACAGCTACACCTGGCTATATTATGATGTCAGCAGACTATTCACAGCAAGAGATAAAGGGAATGGCACAGATGTGTGGTGATGATGGAATGATAGAAGCATTTAGACAAGGTAAAGACTTCTATGCTGAAATTGCATCTGTAGCATTTGGATATCCTTATGAAGAGTGTTTAGAGTTTAGACCAGATGGAACAACTAATCCTGATGGCAAAGCTAGACGAGCCCAAGCAAAGAGCATCTTGTTAGGTATAAACTATGGTAGAGGTGCGGCAAGTATTGCAGAACAAGTAGGGTGTACTAAACAAGAAGCCGAGAGAATTAAAGATGATGTGTTCAAAGGATTTCCTGCTATAGCAGAGTTTGAAAGACAGAGCTATGAGATGGCAGAAACTTTAGGATATGTTACTACACTGTGGGGAAGAAAGAGAAGATTACCCTCAATGTTATTACCAGATTTTGAGTTTGAGTATATAGACAAAGATAGTTCTGACCCACTATCTTTTGAAGATGATGAGGACACAGAAGTTCCTGATAAGATTATCAATTCTTATATGCGCAGACTTAAAAATGCTTGGGGCTCAAAGAGAGGAGCAATAATAGCAGAAGCTAAACAAGAGGGCATAAAGATAACTGACCATACAAGAGACAAAGACTATACAAAGATAGTTAATGCTAGAATACAAGGCACAGCGGCTGATATGACAAAGTTAGCCATGATAGCTCTTAACAGAAATGAGAGGTTGCGAGAACTAGGATTCAGAATGTTGATACCTATACACGATGAGATTCTAGCTGAGTGTCCAGAAGAAAATGCGGCAGAAGTAGTACCTCTTTTTGCAAAGATAATGTCAGAAGCACCAGGTGAAAGATTTGTAGTTCCTATCAGTTGTGATGTAGAGATTACACATAGGTGGTATGGTAAGAAATATAAACTTGTTGATGGTAAACTTGTAGAGGAAGAATGATGAATACAGCAGTATTTATTTGCACACACGGAAGACCAGATACTCAACACACATTAAAAACATTACGAGACAGTGGCTATACAGGTAAGATATATCTTGTGCTTGATGATGAGGACGAAACTTATCCATATTATCATCACAATCTTGGTTACTGTGATGATATATGGGAATTTAATAAACAATTCTATATAGATAAATCTGACACCGGAACAAATGAAAATCAGCGTAAGTGTATTTTATACGCAAAAAATTGTTGTGAAGACCTGGCTCAAAATATGAAGCTAGATGCGTTTGTTATAGCTGATGATGATATCTTAAATTTCAGATTTAGATACGTAGAAGATGGGCATTTAAAAAGTCAGAAAGTATTATCAACAATGGATGACATAATGGATGCCTACTACAAAGCCATGCTAGATTGCAATATGGTAGCAACAGGATTTGGGTTTACTCAATTCTATTTTTCAGGCTCAGACTCATTTTCATCGGACAACATTCAGAAGTACAGGGTGCCATATAACTTTGTGTTTAGAAATGCAAAGCATAAAGTAGATTGGATGAGTTGGTTTGGGGAAGATATTATAACAGCAGTTTACTATGGTAGAATAGGACAACTATGGACAGCTTTACCATATGTTCAACAAGAAATTGTATCTTTAGCATCGGCAGATGGTGGTATGAAAGACACCTATGATAGCAATTCAAGCGTTAGATTGGCTATGCAGAATGTCATGTATCTTCCAGCAGAGCTTAAAGCATATCAATATAAAGGGAAATATATGGCGTCAATTAAAAGAGAAAATGCCTTTCCTAAGCTGATTAGTTCCAGTTTCAAGAAGAATAAAAATGTTATATAATATTTATTGAAAGGAGTAAGTATGAAACAGTTATTTGAAAACAACGATATTAAAAAGAATCCGATGGGGGATGACACAAAGTATTCAAGGGCAATAAGAGTTCCACAGTATGAGCCTAAAAATGAAAAGCCTGCTCTTGAATCTGTTTATGACCTTACAAAATATAGTAAGCTCATAGCAAAAATCAATAAGTCAGGTGTTACAGAAGAAGAGAAGAAGTTTCTTAAATTCGCCGCTTCTCGTCATATAGTATTTACTTATAGTAAGATAGCTGATTACTACGCACACGCTAGTGCAGAGATGCAGGAGCTTATGGAAGAATCAGCACTTGTAATTCTCGATATGGATGATGCTATAGCTAATGGCTATGTTGTGCTTTCTGAGAAGATGCAACAGCTCATAGAAGAAGAAAAGGCTAGAGATGCTAAAGCTAAGGAAGCCAAGAATATTCTTAAAGCTCAGAGAGAGCTGGCAGAGAAGAAAGCGAAGGAGAAAGAATGAGTAGGCTTGATGATTTTGCAGTAATGATATTGTGTCATGGCAGAGCAGAGAATGTGCCTACATATCCTACACTCAGAAAGTATGGCTACAGTGGCAGAATCATCATAGTCTGTGATGATGAAGATAAGGATTTACCTAACTATCAAGCTATCTATCCTGAAGTAGAAGTTTTCTCTAAAAGAGAAGTGCTGAAATATACAGACCCGATGGATAATAAGGGCGATATGAGATGTGCTTTATACGCTCGTAATGCTTGTTTCGATATAGCAGAAAAGTTAGGACTTACATACTTTGCTGAGTTCGATGATGATTATGTAGGCATACCATACAGATGGGAAGAAGATGGGGTAATGTATCGTAGCACATTAGCTAATCTTGACGCCGTATTTGAAGCATATCTCGATTTCTTAGAGACCAGTAAAGATATTTATTCAGTAGCATTTGGACAGCCTGGAGATTTCATAGGTGGTGTAGGAAGTAGACTACATCAGCAGAAGTATAGGCGAAAGTGCATGAATAGTTGGATATGTAAAACTGAGAGAAGATTGACATTTGCTGGTACTATGAATGATGACGCTAACCAATATTTCTTAGAGGGTCATAGAGGAAAAATCTTTATTACTTTTGACTTTATAATGATAGACCAGCCAGAGACTCAGCAAGTACAAGGCGGAATGACAGATATGTATGTAGGAGCAGGTACATATCAAAAGACATTCTATAGTATCTTACAGACACCATCTTTTATAAAAGCGGGTATGATGGGGGATAGACATTATCGAATACATCACAATACTGATTGGGATAGTGCTTGCCCTATGATTATATCAGATAAATATAAAATAAAGGAGGGACATAAATCAGATGAGTAGTATGTTGAGAAGTTTAGCTCGTGGTAGAGCTAAAGTAAACATGAAAGCAAAGGACATGGTGCAGATTTGTAAGGGAGAATTTTTCTCAAACAACTGGAAGAAGTATGCAGGTTTTGCTACTGTTGATAGAAGAAAGAGAGGAGTAAAGTAAGATGAAACTAACCATCAACACAGCTACATTTCAGAACATGGTAGCTAAAGCAGTAAAGGGAGCAGGCATGAACAATGATTTGCTCATCACCCAGCTTATGTCTATTTCATTAAAAGACAATATGCTGACACTGGAGACAACAGATAACAATAACTATCTGTATGTGAGACAGGACAAAGTAGCAGGAGAAGATTTTAATGTAGTAGTTTTAGCAGATAAGTTTGCCAAACTTATTTCAAAACTTACTTGTGAAAATGTTACACTTGAAATTCCTACAGCTAAAGCAGGAGAGCTTGATAAGCTCGTAATCAAAGGTAATGGAAAATACACACTTGAGTTGCCTTATGATGAAGAAGGAGAACTGATTGAGTTTCCTGATCCAGTATCAGAGACTACAGATGACTTCTGGAGCACAGCAGAATTACAGTTGTCTACAGTAAGACATATTCTTTCAACAGCGAAAGCCGCATTACTTGTAGGTAAAGAAGATTCTTGTTACTCAGATTATTATGTAGGTGACAGAATTGTTGCTACAGATACTTATAAGATTTGTGGTATTGATATCAAGATTTTTGATGAGCCTAAACTTATCTCACCTCAACTTATGGATATTCTTGATGTAATGACATCCGAGAACATTGATGTTAGATATAAAGATGATATCGTAATCTTTGAGACAGGAGACGTTATAGTTTACGGTGTAGTAGATGAAGGCATAGAAGATTATCAGATTGAAGCAATCGGTGGACTTCTTGATGAGCAGTTCCCTAGTTCATGCAAGATTGACAAGCAGGAGCTTACTCAGATGCTTGACCGTCTTTCACTGTTTGTTGATGTGTTTGATAAGAACAGTGTTTACCTCACATTCACAAAAGAGGGTATGCTTGTATCATCTAAGCAGGATAGCGGATCTGAGATTATTCCTTATAAGTCAAGTGAGAATTTCAAGGATTACACTTGCTGTCTGGATATTGATTTGTTCAAGACTCAGGTTAAGGCTTATCAGTCAGACGCTATTGAAATGTTCTACGGAAAAGAGAACAGCATTAAACTTGTACTCGGCAACACAAAGCAGATTATCGCATTAGCAGATGATGATAGAGCAGTAGCAGAAGAGGAAGAGTAAATGGCATATGGGGTAGAGTTAGAAGCTCTACCCCAATATAACGGAGAGATTATGAGCAGAAAATCATTACAGAATGTAACAAGACTGATAGACCTGGCTAATAAAGATTTACCAGACAATCAGTCTTTTTTAGAAGATTTTAAAAGGTCAATCGAGCTTACAGATGAGAAGAATAGAGGACTTCCATCACAGACATTTAAACCGTCATCTTTAAACTGTAAACGAGGTTGCTACTATCAGATAATCGGAGCACAGCCTGATGAAGGTCATTCATCTTTTAACATGATAGGTATATGTAACTCTGGTTCTGATATCCATGTAAGAGTGCAGACAGCCGTTATGCAGATGAAAGATAATGGCATAGATTGTGAGTGGATAGATGTTGAGACTTTTATAAAAGAAAGAGGTCTTGACTATCTGATAGTAAGGGAGAAAAAGGGCACAGAAACAAAACTTTATGATACCAGATATGGCACTTATATCAGTTTCATGTGTGACGGTATCATAAAGTATAAGGGAAAATATTACATCTTAGAGATTAAGACAGAGAGTAGTAATAAGTGGTATCCTAGAACAGATGTGGATCCTAAACATCATAATCAAGCTATCTCATACTCAAATAGCTTCGGAATAGATGAAGTAATGTTTTTGTATGTAGAAAGAGATTTACTCAATGCCAAGGCTTATATATTCAATGTTACAGATGCTATGAGAAAAAATCTCACAGACTTTTTAAATGATGTGCAGGGTTATGTTGAAAGAAAGATAGCTCCTCCTAAGGGAGCAGTAACTCCAACATCTTGTAGGTATTGTTCATATCAAACACAGTGTAAGAAGGATGGTTAAGTATGAATAAAATTTCTAGGGGTAAGGATTTTGAGGGAGTTGTAAAAGAAGCATTTGAAAAAGTTCCAGATACATCAGTGTATAGAGTTCCTGACCAGGTTACATATAAAGTCGGTTCTAAGAATCCTTGTGATTTCTTTGTGTATCATAAGCCAGTTTTGTATGCTCTGGAATGTAAGGCAACAAATAAGCCGTCACTACCATTTGCAAACATTTCAGAATATCAGTGGTCAGAGTTGTTGAAGATGTCAACAATTTCAGGAGTAGTTGCAGGAATACTATGTTGGTGGGTTAACTATGACAGAACAGCATTTATTCCTATTCAGTTTTTAGAGGTGCTAAAGCAGAACGGTGCAAAGAGTATAAGATATGACGCAGACGATATGGCAATCATAACTATACCAGGAAGAAAGAAGCGAGTGTTCTGGGAATATAGAATGGATGCGCTTTTCCAGTCGATACCTCTTTAATTTTCATGTATAATTAAAGAGAAAAAGAAAGTGAGTAGCCATGGGAGAGATTGTTAGATTTGAAGTAGGATGTAGAGGCTGTGCAAATTTAATAAGAGTAGGCAAGAATACATACTCTTGTTCTGAGAGAGTTCACATGGATGACACAGCAATATTGCCTATTGTAGAAGGCAAGCACACAGATGATTGGAATGTTTGTAACGGAGAAGATTATAAAAGATTGTCAGCAAGTCATTCAAGAACAAGTTAAGGAGAATGGACATGGTAAATAAAGAATTGTTGTACAAAGTAGAAGAGAACTCGGCAGAAATAGATAAGACTGTATCAGATATCACAGAAAGATATTCTGGTGAGCTTGATGATTACATGTCATTTGTAATGGGAATACTCAGAAATGATGAACAGCCACCAACAGATGCAGAGCTTGATGATTTTGCCCTTAGACTCTCGTCACTAATCTATTTCACAAGTGTAGGCGCAGAGCAGATGGGCATAAGAGATGACCTTTCTAGTTCAGCATATAAAGAGGCTTATAATGTTGCACGTTCAATGCAGAAAACAGGTACAGTAGCAGATAAGAATACACAGGCAGAGCTTGATGCTATGGCAGAGAAAGTTGTGAGCATCGTTTATAGCAAAGCCTATCGTATTCTCAAAGCAAAAGTTGAGTCCGCTCAAGAAGTTCTTTCATCAGTAAAGAAGGTAATGAGTAGAAGAATGAGCGAAGCTGAGTTGTCTAGGATGCAGGTAAATAAATAAGGAGAATTGTTATGTTTAAGCGCATACGGCAATATAAGTTGTTATTATTTGAACTGTGCGAGACTCTTGGTACAATATGTATATTGTTATCTGGTACTTGCGGTCCAGTTGCTAGAGGTTCTGCAAAGACAAGCATGAGAGAAATCCTTATGAGTCACTGTGCAAGACTGAGAGAATATTCAGAGTTTTTAAGGGAGGATAATAATGGCTAAAGATAAGCATTTATCATTAGATGACATAATCAAGAAAGTAAATAAAGACGCAGGAGCAAATATTGTAGGTTATGGTATTCCTAAAAGAGAATATACAAGAATACCATTCACTTCACCCCGTATGAACTATTGTACTTATGGGGGAATACCTACTGGCAGACTGATTGAGTTTTATGGTGAAGAGCATGGTGGAAAGACAACAACAGCACTCGATATTGTAGGTAACTATCAGCGTATGCAGGCAGAAGAAGAACATCCTAAGAGAGTTGCTTACTTTGATAGTGAGAATACCCTTGATGTAGAATGGGCGGCTAAATTAGGTGTAGATGTAGATGATTTGATTCTATTACAACCTGAGAGTCAGAGCGCAGAAGATATATTGCAGATTATCTTAGATATGATGGACACAGGAGATGTAGGATTAGTAATCTTAGATAGTATCGCCGCTATGGTATCAGCACAAGAGATGGATAAGACTGTAGCAGATAAGACATATGCAGGCATATCTATGCCGCTCACAGTGTTTGGTAGAAAAGCCGAGATGCTATGTCATAAATATAATGCTACTGTTATAGGTATAAATCAGATACGAGATGATTTGTCCGCTATGTATGGTGGAGCAGTGAAGACTCCTGGTGGACGAGCATGGAAACATCTTTGCAGTGTTCGTATGCAGTTTACAAGAGGTAGCTTCATTGATGAAAAGGGAAATGAAATCAAGCGAAGCTCAGAAAGTCCTGCGGGCAATAAAGTTCTTATGACAATGGTGAAGAATAAGACTTGTCCTGCAAATAGAAGAGGTGGTTATTATACCATTGACTATGCTAATGGAATAGATTATCTTACAGACCTTCTTGAAGTAGCTCTTAAATATAATCTGATATTGCAAAGTGGAGCATGGTTTTCTATAGTCGATCCAGATAATGGGGACATAAAAGCAGATAAGATACAGGGTATGGCTAATGTGAGAGAGTTCTTTATGGATGAGTCACATGAAGATGTGTTATCCTTTGTAGAAGATTATATAGATAGTAAGATAAATTAAGAATTTAGCAGGAATGTTATCATTCCTGCTTTTCTTTTTGTTAATTATGTTATACAATGTTTATAGATAAAAAAGACTTAAAAGAAAGGAGATAGATGAAACAGATATTAGAGCAGTGGAGTGGCAAATTTGAAGTCAATGGGGAAATTGATGTGTCACTTGACAATGTAAAATTAAAAGACGGTGATGACTTTCATGTAAGACTGTTGCCTAAGAACAGAGAGGTGGATGATGAAGAAGATTTATTGTCAGCCTACAGATTGTGATAACTGTAAGTATTCAGATTGCATAGGCACAATTAGACAAAAGCCTGGTAGAAAACCACTATCAGATGAGGAGAGACGAAGAAGGAGAAATGAAAGAAGTAGGGAGTATTATAAGACACACACAGACTATTTTAAAAATTATTATCAGACACATAAAACAAGTAATTGAAATAACAATCCTGGCACTGTTTTTAGCTGTTTTGATTATCAATAGTAGAAATACTAAGAGTCTAAAAGATATTGTCATTCCGGTGCAAAATATAAAGATGTCAAATAGAATGCCCGAGCATTACGAAGTGTTAGATACTATTAGCATTGATGAGATGCAAGAAGAAATCAGAAATGAAATATTCTATGGTGAGTTAGAACAAGTAGCAATATTAGTACAGGCAGAAGCAGGCAATCAAGATGAGTTAGGAAAGAGATACGTTGCTGATGTTGTATTGAACAGATTGGACGATCCTGATTTTCCAGATACTGTGGAAGATGTACTAAAACAGGACAAGCAGTTCTCTTGTATCTTAGATGGCAACTATAACAAAGCCGAGTGGACTGTTACAGAGGATTGTTTTGATATTGTTCTTGAAGAGTATGAATCAAGAACAGACCATACAATAATAT